TTAAACACGAAGACTTGGAAAAAAATCGTTTACGGGCATTGATGGGAGACTACAAGCGCGCTTCTGGCAATGGGTATAGAGTTTCTATTTCGGTCACGCCTGAAAAAGCACCCCGTGAACCGAAGCCTGGAGAATTAATATCTGGTCGAGCCGAAACGCGGCGCTTTAACGTAAAGGAAATTGCTTGATGAGTGCAGTTGTTGAAAAGAAAACGCGTCCCGAAGACGTGTTGAGGGCGCAGCTTAATGCCATGGATACGCAGCTTGTTGCAGCGCTACCAAGTCACATAAACCCTGAAAAATTCAAAAGGGTTGTGATGACGGTTGTGCAATTGCAGCCGGATTTAATTGCTGCCGATCGACGCAGCTTGCTTGCTTCGTGCATGAAGTGCGCCAGCGATGGCCTTATTCCGGACGGCCGAGAAGCTGCGCTTGTGATTTTTAACACTAAGGTTAAGCGCGACGGGAAAGAGGAATGGATCAAAGCCGTTCAGTATCTTCCGATGCTGAACGGCGTTTTGAAACGCCTTCGGAACAGCGGGCAAATTATCAAAATTGCAGCCAACATAGTCCATGAAAACGATGTGTTTGAATGGATTGAAGGCACGGAAGAAATGCTTCGACATGTACCGACTTGGAAAAGTGAGCCAGGCCGTGTGCTTGGCGCTTACGCGATCGCTACGCTAAAAGACGGCACAAAACAATGGCGGGTGCTTCCGGTAAGCGAGCTTGATAAAATTGCCAATGTCAGTCGATCAAAAGACAAACAAGGCAATCCTTATGGTCCGTGGCTAGACTGGCGCGAAGAAATGTATTTAAAATCTGCTATTAGACGGCTTTCCAAATGGCTTCCGATGGATGCCGAAACTCAAGATTTTGTAAATCGATCCGTTGAAGCTCCAACGATTGACGCTCAGCCGGAAACATCACAAGGCGTTAACATGTTGGCACAAAACAGCGACGTATCGGGATTGGAAGCGCCAACAAATCGGCTTGATGCGCTTGAAATGGGGTTGGATATCCCTGATGCCGAAGTTGTGCCGGCAAGCGAAAAGGTTGATATGGAGCGCCGGGCATGAAATACGAGACGTTACAGGCCGCGCTTTCTCACGCAAAGCGTTTTGAGAAACTGGCAAAATCGTGCAAGCGAACCGATCGTGGTGAAGTCGAATACGGGCGCCAATCGGCGGCGTTAAAGCGCGCCTCGCTTGATCTCACGATGGCGTTGGCAGATTTGAGGAATGGAAAATAAGCATGTTGAACCGAAGCCACGGGCAATACCATCGTCCCGCAAATCGCGCAATTGATCGGGTATGCGATTTTGGAACGTGAAGCTTTAATGGGGAAGTCATGACAACCCACCATTTAAAATGCTGGCAGCGGCGGCGGGGGTCGAAGGATGTTGGCGAGCGCATCGCGCGGTGCCTGATTGGTCAGCATGGGCGCCTCCGGCTGGCGGACCTATTCGCGTGAGCGGTCCCGTGATTCAGGCGACGAAGGGCAAGCTCTACGGCGGCGGGCTGGCAGCGGTCGCGCGGATCGGCGGCCAGTGCCGCGCAGTCTGGAACCTGTTCGTGGCCGAGAACGCCGCCCGCTACGAGGCCGAAGGCAAGTTTGTCTTCTACGCCGAAATGTCGGCGCAGCTGCCCGCGCTGTTGAAAACCGATCCACGGCTTGCCGGACTGCCGCATCGCGCCGCTCAGATGACCGTGCAGAAACTTGACCGCGCGTTGCGCGACTGCGCCAAGAGCAAGGGCAGCGCGCGGCGGGGCTTCCCTCGGTTCAAGAAATACGCCGACAGGTCCGATGCGTTTTCGTTTGTTGGCCGCGAGGTCCGTGTTGAACCGGGCCGTATTCGCCTGCCGAATATTGGCTGGCTGCGCGTGCGCGGCATGGCTTTGCCGGTTGGCGCGGACATGAAGCAGGTGGCCGTGACGCAAGAGCCAAATGGCTGGCATGTTTCCATCCAGTTTGAAGCTGCGCCGAAGGTCTATGCCGAACCGGCGTTGCCCATGGTGGGGATCGACGGCGGGTTGCTGCACCTGGCGACCCTGAGCGACGGCACGCGGATTGCGCACCCACGTCTTGCCCGCAAGGCCGCCAAGCGGCTTCGGCGACTGAACCGAGAGCGTGATCGGCGGCGCAAGGGCAGCGTGAACCGCAAGCGCACCGTAGCCCGGCTGGGCCGCACACACAGGGCGGTAGGAGACGCCCGGAAAGACGCGATGCACAAGGCGACGCGGAAGCTCGTCGATAGCTACAGCGGCTTTGCCATTGAAGATTTGAGCCTGCGTGGCCTGATGCGCACCCGCATGGCGGGTTCGCTGGCCGACGCCGGGCTGGGCACCTTCCTTCGGGTGCTGCGCTACAAGGCCGCGTGGGCGGGGCGGTCGTGGCATGTCCACGGCCGCTTCGTGCGCAGCACGGGTGTCTGCCCGGACTGCGGCCACGTCGGCGGGAAGCTCGCCCTGTCCGTTCGGACGTGGGCCTGCGATGGCTGCGGCGCGGTGCTTGACCGCGACGTGGCGGCCGCTCGGGTGATTCTGAGCGGCGCGGTAGGGCAAGCGTTGCCCGAACCGGGCGGGGACACCCGCCGAAAGCGAGGCTCTGCCGTTCGTGGCGGGGATCGGGCATCCGTCCGGTCTAGTCACGGCGGGCCACCTTCGAATGTTGCGGTCGCTGGCGGGTTTTCCCGTGAGTGAAAGCAATAAGCGCGAAGGCCCCATGCGCCGTTATGCGCGCATGTATAGTGACGGCAGTTTCAACGTCGACCGAGGCGGAAATGATGAGACTATTGCCATTCAGCGCCTAAGCGGCAGCACCGACGACGACGATACTCAGTTGGTCGAAGTTGATATCCGGGTAATAAGAATGCTTTACACAAAGGGCTTGCTCGTGGTTCCGAAGCCCGACGTGGTTCGGGATGCGCTGATTCAAGCGATGTCGTGCATCATGGGAGAAACGCCAGAGGATTGCACGCCGGACGACGCTCGCGCCGACACGTTGCAGAAAGTGCGAGATGCGCTGTTGCTGTTGGAACGCGAAGAATGAGCGCCTGGGACCGCATAGCCGAGCGCTCCGGCGACCAGCGACACAAGCGCGTAGTGATGGAGCGCATTCCGTGCCGCTACCCGCAGAACTGCGGTCGCGAATGGTGCGATTGCCCGGCCCAGCAGGAACCGGCAAAGAACTGCCACTATTGCGAAACCACCGGATGGGAACTCAACGTGGATGCTATCGGCCTCGGATCGCCCGTTACGTGGCGCAAGTGCAGTGCGTGTGGAAACCCCGAACGGATGCCGCAGCCATGACCGATGAAACAAGGGCAGATGCTCTGTGGTATCTCACGAAAGATGGCGATGCATCGTGCCTCGGTCTCTACGAGAGACATTACTCCTGCTACCGATATAAAGACGGTAGGAAGCGAACTCTCTTCGGCGGTCCCGGCGAAAAAATCGTCTTGCGCACCGAGAGAGCAGACGCTGCTTTTCTCTGGCGACGGTTCATTGACGCCAGCGGCCAGCAAGGCATCAACTGCGCCTTCTTCCGAAACGAAGGTCCGCACAAGGCCAGTGAGCTTATCAGACAGGCTGACGCAATCGCTGATTACTGCTGGCCTGGTGAAAGGCATTACACCTACGTCCGTGCGGAGGCAGTGCGGGGCACCTGTCCAGGCTATTGCTTCATTCGGGCGGGTTGGCACCGATGCGGCCGGACCAAAGGAGGCTTGATTGTGCTGGAGCGATTTGCCGCATGACCCAAACCGATCCTATCTCCCTACTGTTGCGCCTACGTGCCGAGTGCGTGCGACTGGCGAATGAGGTGGATGGTTCCCTTGCCTAAAACTGAGGCACTTTTGGCACCCTTTCCGTACTTCGGCGGGAAGCGGTCAGTTGCGGCCGACGTTTGGACTCGGCTCGGGTCTCCGTCTCAATACATTGAACCGTTCTGCGGTTCGGCTGCCGTGTTGCTTGCCGCGCCGCGCCCTGCGGCGCTTGAGGTCGTATGCGATGCGAGCGGGTTCATTGCGAATTTCTGGCGGGCCGTGAAAAATCAACCGGCGGCCGTTGCCGAAGCTGCCGACTATCCCGTGTCGCATATTGACCTTGGCGGGCGGCACGGATGGCTGATGGCGCAGCGGGAGCGCGTCGGTGGCGCATTGCAGGACCCGGACTGGCCGGGTGACGCCAAGGTGGCGGGCTGGTGGCTGTGGGGACAATGCTGCTGGATTGGCTCCGGCTGGTGTGAATGGGATAGGTCAGGTTCCGCACGCCACCTCCGCCGGGAGGGGCGTACAGGCGATAGGGAAGGTGACGACGCCAGTAACGCCGGGATGGGCGTACAGGCGATAGGTCAGGTTCCGCACGCCACCTCCGCCGGGAGGGGCGTACAGGCGATAGGGAAGGTTCCGCACGCCAGTGACGCCGGGATGGGCGAAGGCGCGCTGCTGACCTCCGGTGGCCGAACGGCATGGCGTTGGCTGCACAAGCTCGCTGACCGATTGGAGCGCGTCCGCATCGTCCACGGCGACTGGTCGCGCTGCCTCAATAATCATTTTGGCGGGGATGACACGGCCATTTTTCTTGACCCGCCTTACCGGGCCTACGAACGGCTGTACGGCGGCGGTTCTCCCGTTGCCGATGAGGTCGAAAAGTGGGCGCGAGAGAACGGGCACCTTCGCATCGCGCTCTGCGGTCATCGCGGCGACTATGACCTTCCCGAGTGGGAAGCGGTCGAATGGAATCGCGGCCGGCTGACCTATTCCGGCGGCACTACGACCGACAAGGAATGCGTCTGGTATTCGCCGCCCTGTCTCAAAATCGCGCAGGCCCCAAAGCAGGAATCTTTGCACGAAATGTGGGCCAGACCGGCCGACTATTCGACTTTGGAGTAGTAAATCTGTCTGCAATCGATGGTTTCGCGGACCCAAACCGAAAGAAAATTCATGACAATCCCCATCAAAGTTGTCCGCCTCCCGCACGCCGAGGGCTTGCCGCTGCCGAGCTACGCGACTGCCGGCGCTGCGGGTATGGACCTGTACGCCGCGATCAACGACGAATACCATATTTCGCCGGATGATCGCGTGTTAATCCCGACCGGCTTGAAGATCGCAATTCCCAAAGGCTACGAACTGCAAATTCGACCTCGGTCCGGCCTAGTGTTTAACGACAGCGTTACCGTCGCGAACAGCCCCGGAACGATTGATGAAGACTACCGCGGGGAAGTGATGGTCATGCTGACCAATTTCAGCGCCGCTTGGTTTGTCGTAAAGCGCGGAATGCGGATCGCCCAAGCCGTGCTCGCGCCTGTCGTGCGGGCAACATGGCACGAGGTAACGAGCTTGGACGAGACCGAGCGCGGCGAGGGAGGGTTCGGCAGCACAGGCGTTTGAAATTAGATGCGACACCCGCCAAGCTGATTGTGGTATCATCTTGGCGGCGCACGTTACGGCGACGGATTGACGTAAATATCTCCGCTGTTGTTGCCCACCCAAACACCGACCACGACAGAAGTAGCATCTGATGCTGCCGATGTGGTAGCAGAAGTGGGTGTAGTCGAACTCACAACAGCATGGATCGGGCTATTACTTTCGTTCGTATAGTTCACAGAGGCGTGACCTTTGCGAACAACAGCGACCGTTCCTGCATGAGACCATGTTGAGCCCGAGCCAGTCCCGCTATTAGCTACGCCCATAACAACACCACCAGCAGTGTATGGTTGTGTAGCTGATCCCGCATAATCTGGATAGAATTGCATAATCATACCAGGAGAAACTGGTACACCTATAGGTGCAAATTCACCAAATTGGCTTGATGATTCAAAAGTATTTTTTTGCATACCATTCGCAGAAAGCGCTGATGATTTGTAAATAGAATTGTAAGGTTGCCCTGGATTGGTAACCATATTATTTACTGAAAGATCACCTATGAACATATTCTCACCAATAGTTGAATTATTCCAAACTGACGGGAATGCACCACCACATATTACGGCACAGGTAGCTAATTCTGTGACGTCTGTTAATGTTCCCTGAAGTCCTCCACCATCCATATCGCTATTTAAAAACACGTTTTCTTTTATTTCTCCTGAAGTAATAAGGGCGTTTAATGTTAAAGTCGGCATAATAAAACCAGCGCTAGGACTAAGCGAAAGACTACTGGAAATAAACGTATTATTATCTATAAGATCACCCACTCCAGTACGGGGACTACCATTTTCTCCAAAAATAGCTTCATTCCCAATAGCTTCTGAAGAAATAAATTTGAATGAGTAATTAGTTAACCATCCAGCAGCAATTTGACCATAGGGAGCGCCTTCTTTATAAAAGCCTCTAGGAGTTCTTCCAAAATGAACATTTTGCATTGTCCCACTATCAAGACCTGACTGCCATTGGAAACCAAAGTTTGAGAAATTATCTGCTTGTAATTCTGCTAAATCAAAATATTGCGCTCCATTGTTGTTGCTGTAAGCATCAATATATATACCATACCAGTTATATGAAGTTTGTATTTTGTTTAGTTTTTGATGGTTGCCTGTAATATTAAAACCTGAATGAAAGCTGCGCATATCCATATCAGTAGCGTTGTCACCTGTATTCATGCACAAACCATTCATTTGAGCAGTTTCACCGCCAATCACAAGAAATCCACCAGGACCAAACAAACTAAAATTACTGTATTCGGTTTGAATACCGTATTGATTTATTTGATTATAGGAACCTAGACCACATGCACCGCGCGGCTCATCGTTTGAATAATTTAATATTGTAGATAGACGACCTGCCCCATTGATAGATATGTTAGTGCTGTTGGTTGGTATTGTTACCCCACGTGTCATTGTATAATTACCAGAAGGTATTTCTACGCGACCATTACTAGCGGCTGCGCCAATGACGGCGCTTTGCATACCTAACCAATCCATATCAAGACCGCCAACAGTGCCAGCTCCAGACGATCCCGTTGAATATGAATAAGTTATAGCCGCATTTGCGGGGCAAGCTGATGCAGTCGCCTGATTGAGCACTACCTGAGAAACACCCCCAAAGAAAATTTGTGTGCCTACTGCAATCGCTGAGCTAAGATTTGCACTAATGGTGATGGATGGCGGGCTTAATGCAAAGACTTGCTGATAAGCACTATTAGAAGTTAAATTTGCAGGGTTGCTTGTCGTAATAGTTGTTCCGCTTATATTGGTGATAGTAGTACCTGGAGGATACAAAAGTCCGTATAGTGCGCTTGTAGAAAACGCTATAGTTGGAGCAATAATTTGCCCCACAGTAGGTGTGCTCCCAGCATTTAGAGTAGCTGTATTACTGCCTCCAGTAGTTTGAAAAAACGTTATAACCGGCGCAATGTCGCTACCGACCATCATGGTAGCGTTTTGATCGTAAGTATATGAGGCATTCAGCGCTGAAGCGGCAGCGGTTGAATATGTCATAGAATTGATAGCGGTGATAGTCCCTATCGGTGTAGAACCACCAGCCGTGGTATAAATTGGCATCCCAATTGCCAATCCTCCAACAAATGGTAATTTAATTTTCGGTTGCCCCGCCGCGCTGGCAAATGGAGTATAGACAGAAAAGTCAATTCCCGAATTGACGCTCGAAACAGTTGTGTTGGCTGCAATGCAGGACGTGCCGCTGCCATTGCTCACTGTCATGCCAGGCAACACAACGTTGCTACTCGCAGCGTAATTGTAGCTCGCAGCTATTGCCCCGGTCGGGGCATAACTGGAGCTTGCAGCAATAGGGGTATAAGCTAAGGTGGTCCCCGCCGCGCCCTGCGCCGTATTACTAGAGAGAGAAAACGTCAGCCCGTAAACTGGATTTGTAACCCACGAATACCCGCTTACTGCCGCAAGTCCCGACAAGGACGTGACGCCCAATTTGCTGTTGACCGTGTGTGTGGTTGCGCCGTTGTCGCCAACAGAACCGTAATCTTTTGGGTTGAAAACCTGACCGAACCGGTTTGCCAGCGTGATCGCAGTATTCCCGGCTGTCGTTGTGGCAGTTGAAGCGCTGACGTTTGAGCCCGGCGTTGCGGACCCTACAGCCGAGGTGACGAACGCAGTAGTCGCCACCGCGCCGGTATTCGTTCCGACCGGTTGCGTGGTTGCACTTGTGCCGTTAGGCAGCACCATGCTTCCGGTAGCGGCCTGCGCGCTGCCCGCCGAGCCCGTGCCGGTAAGCGGCGTTGTAGTCGGCACGGACGGAATGGTCGCGCCACCGCCGCCTCCTGATCCGCCGCCACCTGAGAACTGTGCATAAGCCGGCGTGACACCGAGTATTGCCGCAATCGTGGCTGAAACAATCTTTTTCATATTAGTATGCAAATCCTTCGACGGTTTGTGCGGCTGTAGCGTAGACATTAAGAGCTTGAACAGTGGGGAATGGAAGATGGTAAGCGGTGCCGGGTGCTAAGCATGGGCTCGAAGCACTAGCCGCAGAGCCAAAATTAAAGCACAGATTTGCTGTTGCGGTGGCAGGATTAAGGATATCGCCCCCGTGGGGGAACGACCCCCCAGCCATACATTGCGTGCTCGTGCTGGCCGTGGTTGTGCAAGAAATTAACCCGTATGAGACGCTGCTCGGCGTCGCCGTTATGGCACCGCTGACCGGCAAGGGGACGCCGCCGGTGGCGCCTTGGATAACCTGAAGGTTTCCGCTGGTCGTGTTGGTTCCGACCGTGTTTACCGTGCCCTGGTTGGCGTTCGTAGCCGCGCCAGTCGGTAGAACCGTTGATGTCACAGATACGCTTGGGGTGCCCATCAGCGCCACGGAGCCAGATACCGGAACAGTGCCGCTGATAGATACAGATGGTGTGCCGTTGATGTTGACGTTGCCGATCGTGTTGGTCCCGTTGGGCAGCGCTGGCAGCGACGTGACTGCGACGTTAGGTGTATTGGTCACGGTTACGGAGCCAATGGCATTGGTCCCGTTGGGCAGCGCGGGAAGCGTAGTGACAGCAACAGTCGGGGTACCGCTGACCGTTACGGCTTGTGTGCTGGGGAAATTTTGCACATGAACTTGCGATCCGCCGTCCGCGTTGATTGTCGCCTGCTTGGCCGCCGTGGCAACCCCGCTGGTCTGCGTCGCGATCGTAGCAAGCGATCCTTCCGCGGCGCTGTCCGCGGTGGGCAGCGGATTGCCGCTCGTAACTGCGGAGCCGCTGACCTCGGGAACGCTATGCAGCGTCACACTGCTCACCCCGCCAACCGTGCTGGTCTCAGCCGGGATATTGACCACGCTGCCAGAACTGTTAAGCACCGTCATAGTGGTTTCGGCATATGCCGGCAGCGAAATCAAAATTGCAGCCGAAGCCAAGAGCCACCTGCGCATGAATCAGAACCCCATCAAAATGGAAAGAAGCCCGCTATTTGTTGCGGAGTTAAAGGCCAGCGTGGCCGCTACGCCCGGCGGGACGGGAGATGCGGTATAGATGGGCGCCCAAGCGGTTACGTCGTAAACCCATATGGTTTTGGATGCGGTGTCGATGTATTCTTGCCCATTTTGTCCAACCCTTGTCCCCGGCGCGCCCACACCAAGCAACACCGGCAACGACCCGCCGCCAGAACCATTTGTTTCTCCGCCGTAAAGCGAGCCGTTTTCCAAACTTGCCGCGTGTGCGGCTAGCGGAATTAGCACCAACAGCAAACTAATTCGAGCAAAAATACGCAAATTTTTCCTCCGTTGCTTTACGGATTGTAGGTGATAGTAGGGAAAAAATTAGGTGAAATCCAATTTGATGCTACGCTACGCCGCCACTGCAGGCTGTTTGAGTCAAGGCTGGCAGCTTCATCCAGCGCGGGAAGCGCCACCAACGCAGCGCACAACCCAGCCAAAGCAAATTGTTTTTTGATAGTACATTCTCGCTGAAACACCCGGCGTTTAGGCCGGGGAAAATGTTAAGCTATCGTCACACTCATCGTCGGCGCGCTTCCCTGCCCCGCGGCGTAGAGATCAAGCTCTGCCACCACATTCGCAGTCGCAGTCGCATATTCTTGAAACGTCTCGGTAGACGTGAACGTGCGGGGAGTTCCCGCCACATCAAGCCACACGAGGGACGTAGCGCCACCGGGGAACTTTCCAGGGTTCGTGAGGATGTATGTGCTGGTTGCGTTGATTGCTTGCTGCGTGGCAGTGTCGAGTGCATACACGCCGTCCAGCGCTGAATCACTCGTGCATGTAAGCGTAAGCCCGGCATTTTGAAGTGCAGCGGCAAGCTGTGCATTCGTCGGAGTTGTGCTTGGCGCTACGGGCGCAGTCCAAGTGCCGTTGGCATATGTGCTGCCGGGTGTGGGCGCCGTGCTGAGTGCTGTGATGTCGATCCAATCACCATACGTCGCGGGCCATGCCTCCGTTAGCGTTACGCCAACTGGAGCGGTCCAAGGGGCGCCTTGGGCTGTGGCGTTTGGGGCGTAGATGTATGTGCTCATTGGCCGTTTCCGGGCTGGAGTGCGTAGAGTTGATAAATTTCGGCAGATGATAAAGCACGATTCCAAACTTGGCCCTGGTCGAAACCCCCGACAAAACTGGGGTTTCCTGCCGAAATTTCATTTGCAAAAGACAAAGACACCAATGTTCCGGCGGGATTTGGCGTGCTGGCATCTGGTGCAAAAGTTTGAGTGGGGACTTTACCATTAACGTATAAAACCATGGAATTGCTATTTAATTGCCCGTTCCACGTAAATGCAAAATGCGTCCAAATATTATTCGGCAAAACTGAACCGTTTGTGCTTAGAGTTAACCAATCTCCGCTAATTTTACCAACTCGCAGTTGAACGCTTCCCGAAAAATTTATTAATTGTATGTATGCAAAATTTGCCGGAGTTACCCACGCCGCGAAAATAATACCCGTTTGACTCGATGTAGTCGGTTTGCACCAGCATGACATACTAAAACCTGAACTAGGAATTATAAATTTTTGTTGAGACGCAGCCATTGCTTCTACGAAAAAGACAGAGTTCCCGTAAATACCTTTGTTCCATATTGCAGACCCTGATAAATATAGGTCCAAACCATTGCCGCTGCTATCGCGAACAATTGACCCTACACCTTCGTCAAATTTCCATTTGCCCTTTGATCCAATTAGCAAATTTGAATTTGGGTTATTGATCAAAATAGGTCGCATATATCGTTAATCCGACAAGAACGACAGCGCCCAAGCCAGGTCTTGCGTGCTGGTGGACGCAAAAGTCCCGGTCTGAACGAAGGCAATATCAAACGTTCCGGTCGGCGCGATTACTGGCAGCGTTTGCTGAAGAGTTTGAAACGAAGTGGCAGTGCCAAGCGGAAACGCCGAGGTCAATGGAACGACTTTTGGAACTTTAGCTAAATCAGCAGAAGAGACGTTTAGTGTAGTGTGATCTGTCACGGTGCTGCTTGTCGGCAGTCCGTTGGCGAAAATCAGGCTGTTAAACGACGCGGTCGTTTGCGCGTCAGACGTAAACAACATCAGGTCTTGCAACAAGCCGCTCGTGGCGCCAGCGCGGAACACACCAGTTACCGATACAAGGCCGTTTCCACCCGGAGATGCGGAAGAGCCAATCACAACGCCGTTGCTGTAGGTTGTCCCCCCACCAAGATTGTAGAGCGAACCTGAAACAACCTTGGTCGTTCCGCCAACGGTCAAAGCGCCGCCCGCAATCGCTACGGTTCCGACGTTGTTGGGGCCGGCAGCGAGGGTAACGCCGTTAGTTATACCCGTTAGAGTGCCGCTAATAGCTTGTGTACTAGGAAAATTGTTTACTGCTACCGTTCCGGTTGCCGCAATTGTGCCGCCAGCAAGGGCGACTGTGCCAATCTGCGCGCTTCCGGCGGCAAGCGCCACGGCATTAGCAATAGTAACAGTGCTAGATGTAGTTCCAGGATTAGCAATTGTCACCGTTCCGGCAACGGTTTGTGTGCTAGGAAAATTAGTGACCGATACTGCAGAGACAACGCTGCCGGGATTTGCTATAGTGACGGTGCCCGCAACCGCAACGGTATTGGTTATGCCAGTCAGCGTGCCTCCGGCTACCGTAACGGTCCCACCAGAACCCCCACCGCCGCTGCCCGTAACGTCAAGCGTGCCGTTTGATGCAAAGAGGGGAAGGAACGACCCAGCCGCTGTATCGTAAGCAAGAATCCGAACCGCCGCACCTTGGTCTGTTGTTTGGAACGGCATGTCACGGCCCCCCTATCGCTGCAGGGTTAATAAGGATAATAGATGCACCATCAAGGATACCCGCGCCAGTGTTTGCTCCACTGCTCTGCGCCTCTGCGGAACCACTTAAGGCAGCAAACACCGCAGCAAAAACAATGGCATAATTTCGCATTATAGCCCTCCGATCCGCAAATGCACCGGTATGATAGAACCGGTCGAAACCGCTCCGTAATTGGTCCAACCGATGTATGGCGTAGCACTATTTGACCCTGTAGCCTGGGTGCATTTTCCGCTTGCTGCTGTAGTAAGAGGAACGTTCGGGTTGTTGGTTCCGGCGGCTAAAACACAGTTGGCAACGCCAGAGGTAGCAATAACGGCATTATTGCCTATTGCGCCTTGCGAAATTCCAACCACTTGCTCACCAGCCGTGCCGGTTGCTGCCGCAATGTTTCCAGCTCCCGCCGCAGGATAAGCTAACACCTGATTTAGCGGATAATACCCGCACGAGAAGCAGGCTATGCCCTGCCAGCCGCTTGCAAAAAAACGCCAGTTATTTGGATTCATGTTGTTGCTAAGAACTGCGGCGGTCGTGTTTTCAGCCAAAATTGTTCCAATATCACCAAAGAAATTAAATCCTGTTGTAGAAAGGATATCAATCACGCCGTCTGACTGAGCCAACCAAAGTTCACTTTCGGCCGGGATTTTAATTTCGCAATCGTTGCAGTAACCCATTTCAAATATTGCACCGCTTGGTGAGGTCGACGTTGACGTATTGGCAATTTGAAATGTTCCATTGGCGCCCCAATACGGCTCGAATTGCTCCCAAATCGTCTCCAACGCTTGTGATACAGCTTGTCCGTATGGTCTATCGTCTCCAATCATGGCGTGGCCAATATTTTCTGCCTGAACATTTTCAAATTTTGTGTGGTCGAAGATAAGGCCTCGATTACCTGCAAGAGAATTTGGCAACCCGTTTGTCTCAGTCATAAAACCATAAGGAGCAGCAAAAAACCCGCTTCTCGTCCACGTTGAGCTAGGATCACAATAAGAAACGCTGCAAGCCACGTCAGCCATAGTGGCGCCGTTGATCTGCACACCTTGAAAAAGGTTGTCGCCAAAATTCGCGTATGTGTCTGGCATGTCGAAATACACGCCATAGTAAGTGTGGTATATATTTAAGTTGTGGAGGATACCTTGCCCGCCATTGTTTGCTATACCAGCAAAGGTTTGACTTACCTGAACGGTATCTACGTTTTTGTAACCATTGACGGATATACCACAAGCTAAAACGTTGGAGGCACCCATAGTAAGCTGGTTTGACGGTCCTAACACTTGTAAATCTTGAATAACATTGAATTTTTCAAACCCGGAATTAAGCCCAGTCAAACGAAACCCGTCATTGAGAAAACATGAGCCTGGGCCTGTATCAACATTCCAATACAACACAGTTGAGCCCATACCTGAGCCCTTAGTGTCTACTTCATTAGCCTGCGGTATTTGAATACCCAGATTATTGACATAGTATCCGTTGGGGATAAAAACCGTTCCGCCCCCGTTCGGTGCTGTTGTGCCAGTTGGGACGCTCGCCCCCGCTGCAATCTCGGCTGCTTGAATGCCTAGCCAGTCCATCGTTGCATTAGCTATTTGCGCATCAGTAAACGGGCTGTAAAACTCAACCGGCGTAAAAGCCGTTTCAGCCGCCGTTACGCCTTGCGAAAGCGTGATTGTTTGATTGATGCCATAGTTATTAACTGCTGTGACTGTCGTTCCAGGCGGAATGTTGAACCCTGTTACTTGTGCGCCGACAGCAATTTTGTTTAGATTATAACCACATGAGAACGATGCATTTAGAGCAAGTGAGCCAGTTGTTGGGACATTCAATTGTATAACTTGCGCTGCCGGGTTAATCGTAACAATCGTGCTCCCTGCCGGCATAGTTCCAGCACTATTGCTACATTGCATTCCAGGCTTAAGCGCGCCCATACCGACAGAATTTCCACCCAAATAGCAATATACTGCACTGCCATCTGTCGCGCATCCACGCGTTGTTTGATTTACGCCAAAATTAGCAGTCGTTCCCGCTGTAGTTATAATATAAAGATTATCATTTCCACTTGTGCCACCGCTAGAAAATATTTGACCTACCGTATAAGCAAATCCTGCTTGGCGTTCCGCAGTTCCCGACCCAACCGGGATAAATGTACTCCCCGAAGCAACAAAAACGCTGTTAAATCCAGGGCCACCAACATAAACTGTCGAATACATGGGAATAACGGTGGCGCCGCTAGACATAGCTTGCAGTGCTGGAAGGGCCGCGTAATTTCCAACAGGAGACGCGCCCAGACCTGCGTAGGGATGCGTGCCATTGACCGTATAGCCCGTGAGACCAGCTAAGGTCGTAATACCGAGCGTGGAACTTATAGTATGGACGTTTCCGTCACCAATGGCGCCAAAATTCTTGGGGTTAAAGACATCTGCCGCACGAGCGGCCAACGTGCGGTTTTGTGCCGAGCCCGTGGCAATTGAGCCGCACCCGCTAATGTTTGAGCCATTGGCACAACCAAGACCAGAGCCGCCAGATGAACCAGTCGTTGGACCATATAGGCTATCGGGACTCAACGATGCAGCGTGAGCTGATACTGCAGCAATCATGAACGCAAAGAGGCCCGCAGATGCAACTTTTATTTTCATTTGCGGCCTCTGTTTCAGATCGCGTGTAGTGCTTGTTCGGCCGCGTCAAAATGCGTTGCAATGACACTTGTCGGCGCCACGACACCTTTTTTTGCTGCCGTGGTGATTAGCGCGGCGATTTCCGGTACATAAGGTGCGGCATCCATAATGGCAGATTGTACATCTGCCTCGACCGTTGCGGCCGTTGTGTTGCCCGCCGATAAAGCTGCGATGTCGGTCTGCAACGTTGTCAGTTGTGCATTGATGGCAACAAGAGCGGTGGCCGGGATTGCGCCCGTTGCGCTTGCGGACTGAATGTCCGTCGCAATATCGGTCTCAAGCGTCGTAGCGGCCGTGACGGCACTCGTGATCGCAGCAGATTGCGTGGCCGTAAGGGCGCAACCGGCGAGCAACGATAGGCCAAGAAAAATGGAAATTTTACGCATCGTATGTTCCTTTAAGCTAAAGATTGCATCATCGCCGTTAGGTCTGATTGCGACAGCCCGGCAATTGTCTTGCCGCTTGTCTCAAACCACGTACTGAGCATGACGGCGTACGCTTCGTCGCAGCGCTGCAAAATTGCAGAGATGTCTACCGTAACGATCTCACCCCAAGAAATGCCGGTAAAACCATTCATGTCATACCCGGCCAAAATGATGGCGTGGCCACCAGCGATCGGCGCCTCATCGGGCGTTTTTGTCCAGTGGTTCGTGTTTTCCCACGATGTCGGCAAATCAACGCCGATATACACAAACCCGCATTCATAAATGACCCTTCGCAGGTCAATGATGCTGCGTGGGTCAACTTCGACAAAACCCGATACCGTGACGGGCGCCGCACCGGTCTGGATACCGTTCGCCATGACGTATTTTAGCACATTCTGTTCCACCCCGCCTTGATCAGTTGACGGATCGGCCGGGTCGTAACCGCACGCGCTTTCATACAAAGTCAAAACGGCATTATCGGGTGGCGTAATCTCCGAGCCGCTTGCAAAGCTTGTAACCTGCACGGCATGGGCGAGCGCCGCGCACGTGCAGTCTCCAAGGGAGTCGTTCAGCATTTGGCCAAAATTAGCAGGCATTTTTGACGTGTAATCTACCGCAACGGGAGGTGGCGCAATCAGCTTGCGCCTCCCAGCCACAAGACTGGAATAATGCGGGATGCGCTGATCGTAAGCGCGTGGCTTGCGGCCAAGGTGACGTGCCATTCAGTTTTTTTCTTTCGGTACGCGACCGAGCGTCGGATTAAACTGCACGCGAATGTCTGGGTTTTGGAACGTCCAGACCGAACCATCCGCGTCCATCACGACCGTCCACATGTCGTGCGACTCAATTCCGTAACAGCGTAGCAGCAGTGCTACGCCAGGCCCACGAGGCGTCGCGACCGGTATAAGGTCGCGAAACTCGTGGAAAACTGGCATTTAGCTGGCCGCAATTGTCCCAGCGCTGGTGACAGTGCCGGTTGGCGCAACCGGGGTTGGCGTTGTTGGCAGCAATGCCGCCAGCGCTGCGGTGTTGCTGTTCAAAGTTGCCACGGCAGCCTCAACGCCAGCGTCGTCATTATTGGCCAAGGCGGCAGTCAGCGCTGCGGTAGTGGATTGAAACGCCGCTACGACAGCGGTAATCTCAGAAGTTTGCGCCGTAACGGCGGCCTGTAAGTCCTGTAGTGCGGTCATGACTGGCTCCATATGGTGATGAAATTCGCCCCGAAGCATTTGCATCAAATCTTCGGTTTCGAAACGATCGGGCACTTTAGCGGAAGAAAACGAAAAGCAAGATGATGATCAAAACCAAACCTAAGCCGCCGCCGCCCCAGTAAGCGCCATGGCCAAGGCCAAAGCCCCCCCCGTATAAGCCCCCGCCGCCAAAAAGCAACAGAAGCACAAGGATAATGACGATAAGAGACATGGCGCTATGCTTTCGGTGTGACAGACGGAGTTGGTGTTGTAGACGTGGCAGTTGTGTCGGGCGGCGTCGTCACAACGCCAGAAATTGCCCCCGTCGTGATGGCCCTCATGGCATAAGCCCCAACTAAAGCACCAAAGCCGCCGATCAAAGCGCATGTGTTGGCGTCAAGCCCGAGGCCATACTTGCTGGACACCCAAGCCACTACGGCGACGGCCAACGTCCCCCATGGAGTTTTGCTGTATGCAAGCGGCTTGGTTTCAAGCGCTGCAGCAAGAGGCGGGCTGGCAGTTTGCAAAAACTCTACGAGCTGCGGAAGGTCTTTTGCATCCGCAACGGCTTGGTTGATTAACGCGGTGGTTTTAATGGCCATTATTGTGCCGCCTTATTTTCGGTTTGGGGTGGGGCGTCTGCGAACTTCAACATTAACGTTCAGCGTATTAGGAACAGAAATTTGAACGGTTGTAGTCATTACTCACCTATGATTTTTAGTGAAGCCGCTGTTAGAGAAGCCGCTTTATACGGCAAACTGGCAAGCCGGCGCGACCAGCCTAGCCCAAAAGTTGACCATGTCGAAAGGCAAGCCATGAAATCAATCCGACGTGCAAGAAATTCTGCGGCGATCATGGTAGCGCCATTCGGTGCTGCCACACCAGTCGCCAGCGCCGACAAAGTTTGCGGCCCTATGACTCCATCAGTCGCCACCCCAATCGCCGCTTGTAGCCACTCACGGGCTCGCGTGCACCCGTTGTTAACCGCAGCGTCAAACACCATTAGAGCCACACAAGGAGGTAATTTGTCGCACGAGCATGGCGTCCAGTATGTGGCAAGATAAATCGCTGCTGCTTGCGCTTGCGTAAGATTTTTGATGTCCTCGTTTGGAAAAGCGGCGGCCGAGATGCCCCAGTTTGTGCCAAGCAGAACACCGCGCCCCACTGCGCCGCCGGTCCAATTTCCAGGATCAGACGGCGTGGCGTCAAAGCCGCCCTCTTCACCGACCAAAATTGTGAAAATCTGATCAAATACCGCAGTCATCAAAATCCCCGAACAAGCGTGTTTTCCGTCAACGTTCCCCACGTCCACCGCGGGCCAGAATAGGCCGCGCCTTCCAATGATGTCCCGGCGGTGATAAGCCCCCAAGTGATCGGGTGCCCAGGCGGCAATGGTTCTGCTGGTCGACGTTGCACCCGTATTTCAGGATTTTTTGCCATGGCACGCTTTGCCAAAAGTTCAGGAAACTCAGCAGCTTTGTCGCTTGCTGCCTGACGCGACACACCAATAAGCCGAGCTACATCGTCCCATGACATTCCAGTAGGCGCAAGATCAAAAAGCAATTCAAGCATTTGATCGGTCCATACTAATTTAAACGTCACGTTTCGACATTCCAAACGATTCAATACTTGGAACATCCTGCATTGGCGCGACAATTTCTGGCGCAACGCGTCCTGCCGACCATTGCACACTCATTTGCATAAGCCTGTTGTTGGCAACGTGCTTTTGTTCATCTGCCCACCGATGCACCGCATAGGCGGTGCGCCAAGCTCGCTCGGTTTCCGCTCTCGCTGCCTGCGCTTCAGCAGCAAGCCTATCGCGCTCTGCCGTCAGTCGCGCAAATGCAGCCTGTTGCTCTACCGACAAAAGTTGCCGATCCCGTAACCGGTAAGCGTCGTCTTCATCACGGATGCGCTCTTCATCAAGTTTGTGTTGTCTCCGAGCAGCCCACAACCACCTGATCGAAACGCCGATCCCAAAAAGTAAAGGACCGAAAAGCCCTCGAACCCAAGGTTGAACGATAGACCAAAGATCATTCCCCCCGTTTGCATCTGCCACTAGATGACTCTCTTAGTAGAGCCGGCATAAAATCAAAGCATTCGCCAACGCCGCGCACGCCATTAAGACAACGGCCGAAGCATTACGGTCCGCAACCCAAACGCCGCACACAAACGAACACCAATGCCACATCACCAGAAACGCCATAGTCCAGCGCCACCAAAGAACATTTAGCAAAGCAGATACTATTTGCAGAGTTCCACACGACATCATAACCCAAGAAAGAGCACTTGGTTTAAGATGATTAAGAAACGAAAACGCAGGTCGAGCTATAATCGCAAGCGGATCAATAAGAAAAAATAACCCAAGAGAAAAAATCTGAATGCCAGAAATTATGTCAACTGTCCAAGGACGATGTTGAATTGAAACATATATTCTATTTAATAATGGTTTCATAAATTAACCCTTCCGCCCATATGCGCCACAACCCAAATATGGCCAACAACGCATAAGTGCCGGTGCCGGTTGAAGCCCCGTTGCCACCCCACGACATAAAGGCAAGATCACCATGAGCGGCCACCAGCACCACGGCAGCCCAAAGCCGCGCCCATCGGTTGCGCGCCCATAAGCCAAAAACACCGATTAACGCGGCTATAAAAAATACCCCAGCCCATTTAGTTTCGCTATGCGGCCATACCCGCACAAACTCGCTATAGCTGGAGGACGAGCCGAAGGTATTGATGGGCCTCAACAACGCAATACCCCACCATGCCATGATGCTGGTCAAAAGCACCTGCATGGCAAGGATGCCGTTGCGAAGGTAAATGAGGCGCATTGAAACGCCGAAGCCAACGTGGCTTAAACGCGGTTATCGAGAATTAGAAACCACAACAATAGTAAGGATTGCCGGCGCGCTGCCGCTGCTGCCACCGTCGCTAACTGCATAAAGTGGACCCGAAGGAATTATTTTGAAATTGCTAAATTCTTCAACGGAAGGTTGATTTAATGTGTTTCCATACGGGGCGAGTGGGAATGAACCTGGCAAATTGGGCGCAGGATTTTTACTTGTATAAGAACACCAAGCCACACCATTTGTTCCCGCCAAGCCAGCGTTTATAATGCGCTGATATGTAATCGGAAGCCCAGCCGGGAGAACTAAAGTCGGTGTCGTTCCGACCGACAAAGAAAGGTTATTCGTTGATGTGCCGCTCATGTCGTATGCTCCTGTTGAGTTTCAGTTTCGTGGTTTTGGGTTTCTTGATCAACCCTTAACGGCACTGCCGCATTCATTTGTTCCCATTCCTCGCCATCCGGATCGCGGTTGGCTTCCAACGTGGGTTTGACGATTGCCCACCCGGCAGCTCGCTTGTCGTCTGGTTCGCTCATAAGGCGATCTAGGTAGGAGATGACTTCAAGGCGCAGCATTTTTTGCTCCTGACTGTGATGGATAACCAGAACCCAAGGCGCCAAGTCCAAGTCCAGCGCCGGCTACGGAATTGAATTGAATGATTTTGGACAGATGCGGATGCGTGTTAACGGCGCGTCTAATTGCTTCTGCCGTGCGTGGTGCAACAGTTTTGAGATAATTTGGGTTGTGGATATAAGCTTTGATGGCTTCTGCCATCAATTCACCTGGAGATTCGTTTGGTGAATATTTTAAGTCGGTGGGCCTAGTCAAGTTTTTTGTGCGTTCTTGACCAGTGACCATCGTGTTATAAACACGATTTAACTCCGTTTTTATTTTATCTTGAGATATCCCACCTACCGCATAATCTATCGCATGACCAATTTCGTGCTGTAAAGCATGAGTTTGCTCAGCTTGAGGAGCGTCTGGGTTTATTAGTATATCACCCGTGACGGGATCGTAACCCCCTGACGCTCTGCGTCTCTGACTTTTCTCAAGTGGCGATACAGGTCGGCCAGAGATGCTCTCTCCGAGGGATTCAAGAGCCCTTTTTTCCTGGACGGCATTTTCAGGTATTCCGACAGAGGAACGTCCGATAATTGTGGGGGCCGAGAGAACGTGCCCCTCGGGGGTGGCAACAATACGCGCTTGGCCATCTGTCGGAACTCCAGATTTATAGTAATCGCCTATCGGCATAGGAGGCTTATCCGGAGCATTATAAGACATATACAATTTTGCGTCTAATGTTTTGTTATTGTTTTGATCGTTTCTTACAACTTTTAATAAATTCAAAATCCATGATTTTTGCGCACCTGGACTTTTTGGAATTTTCGTCAATAGTTGTTTTGCCACCGATGGATCAAGCATTGCTTTCGTTACCAAATCATCAACTTTAGCGACCCCTATTTTTGCAAATGCGCGTCCGATAGAAGCGCCGATCACGCCAGAAATGCCAAGAGCATGTTCGATCGCGACAGTTGATGCCAAATGTCCACTTTCATTGGCAATGTGACCGAGAACAGTTTGCGGTTCGTGCGATGATAGATGACCCAGAATGTCTTGCGCAGTGTTAGAGCCGACAAGCTTTGCGCCGGCTTGCGTTGATTGAGAACGTTCAATATCTTTTACGACATTTTTAATTCGTATGAGCCCTGGCTCGCCCATGACTGGGCGCAAAGCATCCTGATGGGCATCAACAAACTTTGACAACGCAAAACCGTCTATGCGGCCGTCTGGTTTAACGTATTTTTTTAAAATATGGTCCATAGTGGCGCGTTGAAGCCCGGCTTGAGCATCGGGGCTGTCCGCAACTCGTTGGGCAAGTTCAGTCATGTTAGCCCGAGCTTTTGCCGTTCCGCCAGCAAGCGCCGCTTGGATGGCTTCGTGTGGCTCTTTGTCGCCCAAAAAATGCTTAGCTGCGGAGTTTTCAAATTCTTTTCGCGCTGTCGCGTAAGCTGCTTGGGTGATGTCTAAAGTATGCTGAGCCTGTTCGGCATTCCTAAAACGCGATTGCAATTCGGGAAATGACCGCAGAGGCGCTTGGTATCTGTCTTTCCATTTTTGGAACGCACGAAGGTCAAGTATTCCATCGTCCTTAATGGCCGCTTTTCGAAGTGTCGAAGCGGCATAATCTTGTAACAACGCAACGGCGCTCGGTCTATCGCCAACGGCTGCCATAAAATCTTGCAAGTCTTTGGTTGAGCGCGACCCACCGTTAAAAAAACGCGATGCCACTTGCTCATCAGCCATCATATAACCGCCCCGTCCGTCAGGGCGTAACGCTTTGCCGACAGCGTTTACGCGAGGGCTATCAAAGGTCGCCGCTCTGGCCGCCGTTGCGGCGCGCGCCTGGGCATACGCGGCGGTTTGCTCATGCGTCCAATCAGGAATTACTGGCTCTGGCGGTAAGCTTTGATTTCCCGGAGCCGTTCCAAGTTGGTTTCTTGCTTGGCCTTGGCTTCCAGATGCTGAAGAAACTCCGCTCGATCCGCTAGCGTCCAATCCTTGAGGATTGATGCCAACATTTCCCCTGGCTTGAATTTGCGTTCTGGCGGATGCAATTCTATCTCTTTTCCATTGATCTGCTTCCGCTAACATTTGAGCGTAAGCTTGATCGTCTGATGAATTATGCGTGGCGCCTTTTTGAACGCCAGATTCGTTATAATTCTTTCCCGAAGCCCGATCAACTGCCGAACCGATTGTGTCATCCACGGCGCCCAGCATTTGCGTCATGCGCCTGTACGCGGGCGAGCGTCCATTTTGGGCTAACTCTTGTGCCATGTTGTTCGTTATGGTGCTGCGAAGCCCGCGAAGTTCCTGAAATGATTGCACATCAGGAAAATCCGCAACTGTGGAATAGAGATGACTTTCTCCCGCGCCAAGCTGCTCGGCTTGCGGTATTTGTGACTTAATTTGGCTAAATGCGTCCGGCAAAGGCGATACGTCAAGCTTTCCTTTTCCCGTTGGGTCAATTGAGTTCCAAAGGCGATTTTCATTTGCCTTGACGGCTTGACGAGCCGGCGAAAGCGCATCGTCGCGAATAGGGGCGCCATATTCTTCGGGTGCCATATTGCCGTCAATAGCGTCTGTGGCTTGCTGAACGCCAGTTTGAGCCGAATTAATCGCCGCTTGATGCTGAGCGTCCAAATCAGCAAGTTGTGCTTTTACGTAATCATGAACTGCTGAGCCGTCAGCCCCATTGGGTGCAATATTGCCTAATTCGTTGACGCGTGCGGAATTTTGATCAGCATAGCGAGCCAAAAACGGCGCTGGATTAGCAGCGGCGGTCGTGCGTTCAAGGTTTGCCAACCCTCTGTCGCCAGTCAGTTGCGCAGTGGTGGGCAGCGAACGCGGCACAAGTTGCGGCTGGTTTGGCGTAACCGTAATGGCGTTTGGATCAGCATTCAACGTGTCCAAAACGCTTGGCAGATCGGTTGCCCTATTGGCAATTCGCAATGCCGCCTGCTGTTGCTGCATGCTTTTTGTGACGGGCGCGAGAGCGCTGATTTGATTTTTTGCAATCCGACCCAAGCCCTGAGTTACAGATAAACCGAGATCGCCAATGCCGCCGCCGACAATGCTGCCAAGCGTTCCGCCAATTCCTTCATATCCAGGCGGCGCAAGGTTTTGCCCGGCGTCTTGTCCGAGCCCGCTAAATGCGCCGATCAAAGCGCCGCGGCCCGCTCCCGCCAATCCTGCGCCAACGCTCGGCAATTGCCCCGCCATCGCCCAAGGTGCCACAACCATCGGCGCCACAGAACCAATACCGCGCATTGCGTATTCGTTTGGCGTGACGGCCTTTACGTCATCTGGATTGAGGCCAATTTTTCCGAGAAATTTTTTTACCTCGTTATCTGGCCCAGCCGGGTCTTCCATACGCGGAATGTTTGAACCCGTCAGGTAATTTATGCCGCGCGTTCCCATATTAACCAACGTGCTAACTGGGTCTGGAACGCTTAGCGGGGCAAGTAATGTGTCGCCAGCACCAGCCGCAAAATTGGCTAACAGGCCAGAGCCTTGTGGCTGATTGTCCCATTTGTCTGATTGATAATTTTTATTCGGAAGTTTGAAAATTTCATCTAAAGACAATTCTCCAGGTTGAGCGTTTGGTTGATCCGGTTGCGACAGTGAAGGAGAGATTGCCGGCGTCGCTTTGGCAGAAACGCCAGATTGAAATTTGGCGTAATCGGCGGGCGAAAGATTTGTCATTTCCCCATCAGCAGCGTAATGGGGTTCAACCGTTTGAAAGGACGAAGCAGAAGGTGGCGGAGCCGCTACTGTAGGAGAAGATAAAGATGGCGATGGCGTTGCTTGAGCCGGCAACGTTGAGGGATTTGAAGAACCAAAAACTTGATCTAAGGTCAAATCGGTCATTGCGTCACCGGCCGGAATGCCGAGCCCGTCCACATTGCGGTGCTGCCATCAGGCAATGTATAATAATATCCGTTTTTGTATGCGTTTGGATCGCGTGATGTGGCTTTTGATGGCATAACCCGCGACGCATACATGGCCGGCGGCTGCTCTTTATCGAAAGCGGCTTGCATTCCGGTGGTGTTTGAGTGCGATTGCAACCACTTATCTTGAAAATCTCGAAGCGCTTCTGATCGATAGGCACCTTGATCAATTGAGCGCAGAACCGTGTCAAAGCCGCCTGATGTCATATCTACATTGGGGTTGAATTTTTGCACCTGATTGTAAACGGCGGCAGCTTCGCGCGTGCCCAATGAACGGACCAAATCGGCCGTCATGTTGCCGCCAATTTTGCCAATGACATCAGCATTGGTTGCCATCTGTTGCACCCAAGCGGGCGGCGTTGCCCCGACCGCCTGATAGGCATCAAGCAACCGCGCCGAAGCTTCTTGACGCAGTTGCCCTGTGGCGCCGGGGCGGAACCCCTGCGCAGCTTCCTGAAGTTCTTGAACGCGCTGGTGTACTTGCCCCGCCATGGTGGCGGCTTGCACGATATCGTTGGCTTGCTTGCCTTGCCCTTCGGCAAGTTGATTTTGAAATTGCTGAGATGCTTCGGTTTGCTGCGCACCCGGAACAGCCAAAACTCCGCCCGGTTGAACGAATTTCCCCGCTTTGATGCCTTCGCTGACTTGGTTCAGCGCCGCCTCAATGCCGGGCTTAAATTCAGGCACAAGCGCGACTTTTGGATCGTTCATGGCCTGCGTCAACGAAGCCTGACGGTCGTATGGGCTTTGTGCCGGAAGCTGAATGTTTCCGTTTGCTAGGCTCAACGGCGGGAGCATGATACCCGAGCCTTGGGAATTTTGCGAAGGTGGCGCCGACGACGGCGCGGTTGCAACATTGCCGCCAGAAACATCAATATATCCGTCGTTTGACGTTTGTGGTGCGGCGGACTGCGAAAACGATTGTTGTGTCGGTTGACCTGTTAAAATGTTGGCGCGGGCGGTGCCAAGCGTGATTTGCGGTTGTGCAATTGCCGATTTCAAACCAAACTCTTGGTTTTGCAAACCATATTCACGGTTTTGCTGTAACGCTTGTTGAGCCAACCGTTTGCCTTCAAGATCGGCATTGACCTTGGCGACCGTGCCTTGCTGGTTCGCGATTGCCGTGCGGTTTTGCAAATCCGCGTTTTGCACCGCGATTTGATTTCGTTGCGCCGCAATTTCTTGTTGGTATTTCTGCTGTTGGGCTGCGTAGCTAAGACCAGCCAAACCACCCTGGCCGATGTTCGTCAATGCGTGCGGATTTGTGCCGCCCATGGTGGCCAACCCGGCTTGCAGAACTGCCATCCACGGCGACGACATATCAAGGCCGCTAACGCCTTGCTGCGGACCTTGATATTGAATCTGTGGTGCTTGGAGCTTGCCAAGGCCCTGAGCATCGACCAATGGCGCAAAGTCTGCGCTGGGCGCCGATGCGTCGTTGGCATAGTTGCCATTCTGCGCGTACACTTTGCTTGGCTGATTGCCCATTGGCGCACCAGATAGTCCAAGCATGACTCCGCGCTGAACTGTTGTTGGGTCAAGATGTTGACCCACTTCTTGTAACCCCATACTTGCGATTAAACGGCCTGCCTGAGAAGGATCGGTAACGTCAATAGGTTTGTCAGGATCAATGCCGTTTAGTGCCAAAGTCCGCATATAACTTTCGGAATTATTGCCGTCTGAAGCCGGTGCCCATCCGTGCACAGGATCAGTAATGAGCTGACGTGGTGTTGTGAGGCCGCGGGATTGGTTAAGAGCAAGCTGACGGGCAGCTGCGGCAATACCATCCTCCGGCGTCGCATATTGACCAAATTGCCCATCAGAGCCCACAGTGCCTTGGCCTGGTGCTGTTTTTAAATTCAAAGGATTGTTGTTCGTGATGCCGCGTGCAACATGACCTTGATTAATTGCAGGCATATTTTGCCCGCCCTTCATGTCGCCTACTGCGGCCGCAGTAATCGGTGTAGCAGTGGGCGGTAACAATCCTGGCATATTTTCGCGTGCCACAACCGGCATATTCCCCAACCCAGCAAGATCGCTAGGCGTCATTGTATTTTGCTGTGCAGCCAGCATGGCCTCAAACTGAGGTTCCGACAATGCACTGCCATCGGGCGTTGCGCCGCCCGCATCTCGTCGAACACGGCCGCCACGATAAGATTCCGTCTGGGTATCCCAATTTGATCCAACGGGGCCTTGTTGAGAAATGGGCGCTGGTTGTTGAGAACTGGGAGCCAAAATACTTTTCAGCATTGACAGGCCAGGTGCCACGGTTGAAAGCGGGTTAGGGTTCACGCTTTGAGTTTGCTGAGGTGCATGAGGCGGCCCAGCACCACGATTTGTTTGTCCAGTTGGAATGTAGCTATAAATGTTTGGCAGCAATGCTAACCCAGATTGTTGCTGAAAAGGCAGGCTTTCCGTTGCCCCAGCATTAGTCGCAGCTCCTCCGACATCAAAACCTAGACGCCCTCCGCGGTTATAAGCAATGGAAGACGTCGAGTTGGGAAGATTGCCGTTAAAAGCCCACCCCGAATTGGGAAAAGAAAGCTGGGGCGTTTGATAGCTTGCGCCCTGCCATTGGTTGTTCGGCGTGTAACCCACTTGAGGCGCGCTAATCTGCGGAGATGGAGAGTTTTGCGAAAAACTAATCCCAAACGGGTTTTGTTGTTGTCCAGAACTTTGCATAGCTGGCTGAGACATGGATTGTGTCGGGGACGCTTGTCCTGTCGCTGCCGCGTAAAGCCCGTTTTCAAACGGATCAAAAGCTCGAAGCTGAGATTGGTAAGATTGAGCCGCTGAGGGTTGTTGTTGAGACTGGTTAGGCGACCAGCCGGTCATTCCTCCAAAAGCACGTTTAACGCGTCCCCCACGCGCCGCTAATGTTGCAAGCGCGTCCCAAGCTGCGCTAGCACCTGCCGCAACACCTCCTGAATCGGCTGCAGTTGTGCCGGCAGTCGTAAGTGCATCCCAACCGGCGCCTGTAGAAGCACCAGAACCAAACAAGCTTCCAAGCCCACTTGTAAGCCCCGAATTACTTGCTAGACCGTAAGCTCCGATTCCCGTTAGGCCGAGGCCCGCAACTTGCGATGCCGTGCTCGGGCCGGGCGATGTCGTGCTAGACGTTCCGCCTGATGCGGTGCCGAGGCCCTCGGCAATGTTGGCGTAATACTGAGCATCTTGGAACGGATATTGTTGCGCTTGCGTATACTGCTGATAGGCCGCGTTGATTTGGTTTTGCTGTTGCTGTTGCTGAAGCTGCCCAGCTTGCAACTGAGCTGACGCACCGGAAAGCAAGTTGCTTTGCGCCGATGCGCCGATGTTTCCTATTTGATTTCCAGCCTGCAAACTTGTGTTTGCACCAAGCTGGCCGGCTTGAAGGTCTGCGTTTGAGGCTGCTTGGCCGGCCTGGAGATATTGCGATCCGACGTTTGAACCAAGGGTCGAAAACATTGATCCGCTCTGAATTTGCCGAGTAGCGTCAGATTGAGCGGCCGCAAGCGCTTGGTTGTAATTTGACTGATTGAGTCCAGCAATAGTTTGATTCTCTGCAAGGTCTTGTTGGTTTGCCAAAGCAGATTGAGCTAGCCCCACTCGATCGCCACCGAGCGCGCCTTGCGCAATTGCATTCCCGAGCACCTGCTGTTGCTGTTGAGCATTCTGCTGGCCTATTTCAGCCGTGGATGCGTTGACGACGGATTGCGTGTATGGGTTTTCATACCCTTGGATAGCCGTTGACGATATCGGGGAAGCGCCTTGCGATAAATAAGACGCCGCGGCCTGATTGTATGGCGAAGCTGCCGCCAAAGAAGCTTGCCCGGCCGAATTTGCCGTGTTGGCGGCTTGTGCCGAATATTGAGAGCCCGTATTGGCAGCCTGGGCGGAAAGTTGCGATGCTGTGTTTAAAAACGGTGTCGCGGTGCCCTGGGCGTTCGCGATGGTTTGGTAAGCTGCCGTTTGATCTGGAGACTGATTGGCAACAAGTTGCCCAGGATATTGGTTATAAGGCAGAGCGGCTGCTGCAGCAGCATTTTGGTTCGCAACCGCATAAGCGTTTTGATATGCCTGTGGCGGCGCGCTATTTTGCGTGACTGTGTTGGTGCTGCCAGACCCCTTACCCATGATTATGTGGAGCTTCCACGAACGAGCCGTGCTTCACGTTAAAAACAAACCCAGCTCCAGCCTCGGCAAAATTGCGCCGATACAGGTTAACCTTTGCTTCGGTTCGGTGGCTGGAGAGCACGCCAATCAGCAACGGAATGTCAAGATCAAGAGCGCATTTCTTCGCAAACTTGCACAATTGGCGCGCATAACTTGGACGATTTCCACCACCCTTTCCGGGTTGCCGAAACTTGGGATGAACAAAACACCAATGGTCTTCAATGTGATAATCATCGGAATACCAATACTGATGCGCAAACAAACCAATACTGGCCTCTATGTGATCGTGCGCACCTATGACGCCCACAATGGCGCCATCACGATTAAGCCCGCGACGCAAAACTTGCTCAATCTTTTCCTGGCTTTTACTGACGATGCTGTTTTCCTCATACATGAGGTCAAGCAACTCCAGCATGGATGCCCAATCGTCCATTGTGCCGATGCGGACGATGGATTGCGTGTCTGTCACTTTTTCTTCGGTCCCGGCAATTTTTGCATTGTCTTCACCGTCCGGTTGCGGACATGCTTGACGAAAGCGTCAAGGATGTCGTGGCCTTTTTTTATGTCGCCGTGGCCGATGCGTGCCACTGCATCGGGGTGCACAACATACTCGCCACCGGCTGCAATGATCTTGGCGCGAGGTTCATGAGCCACAACACCACCGGCAGCCATTTGATATGATGGAGGCGCCATGGGCGGCCCATACCCTCGGTTGACCTGCGCCTGCATGGCGTTGTGTGGCCCTCGGGTTTCGCCGTGAGGAGCTCCGCTGAACATCCCGTCAAGGATCGACGCGCCAGCCGTCGTGTTGCCTTCTCCGATGCCTGAAACCACGTCAGCCGGAAGCACATAGGCGCCGTTCGGCAGGTCAACAGGCAACTTGTCGGTACGCCCCGGAACAACAGAATGCAATAAGCCTTGGTTGAACGGAACGCCAGGCGACGTTGTGCCCCCAGAGGCAAAGTGTTGGCGCCCAAGAGAACCAAAGCCAGCGTGCGGCATAGGATGCGCTATACGCGGCGGGCCGCCGCGGTGGGCAATACCGGGCATCGTGGCAAAGAGCGTCATGCCGCCGCCACATAATTGACGCGCCGAACTTGGCCGCTAGCCGTTGGGGTGCCAACGGCAGTGGCCCATTGTGCCGTAAAACCCGTGGTTGTGATGCTACTTTTTAAAGGCGTCACCGTCTCACCTTCGCCAGATGCAGAATCGCCGTTTGAAGTCACGACCGTTGGTGCTGCTGAAAATACAACAGGAAACGTTACAGAAAATTGCCCGCTTGAATTGGTCGTTCCAAGAAAGGATTGAATTTGAACATCAGAAACATTTGCAATCCCAGGAATAACTGAGGCTATTTTTGTCAAATTCGAATTTAAAACCGATATGTTCTGATTTAGGTTTTTCAGAATTGTTACTATATCTGAAAACCCTCCCCCGGTTCCGCTCATTACATCTTGCCATCTGGAGCGGCGCGATATCGAATTGAACCCATGCGCCAATATCCGTTGCCGTTGAGTCGGACAGAAATGGTGCGAGCGCGAATGCGGGGGTTAAAGAATTGCGTTGATTGCTGAACGTTATAAGGTCCGAATACGGTTGGGGTATCGCTGGCATACATCCAGCCTTTTGGCGTAATCGTTACGGTTGTAGACGGGGATGTTCCGTACAGACCCCATTTAAAATCTGGCAAAACCCAGTCTACAAAAACGATATCATCGCCCTCGGAAATCTGAATAGCGCCGCTTTCGACATATTCACCTATCAAACTACCGTTGGCCGTCGTGCCGGTCTCATGTTGATAAAGAATGCCACCAGGCGCTGCGCCGATCGGGGAACCAAGAACCGACTGGTCGACCCAAGCTGTGCGAGCTACAGTGCCGTAATCCCATGCTTGCTCAAGCATGTTAATTTTTATATAGCTGTCGACCTCACCGCTTCCACTGGTAGACGGATAAAACCACCAAACCTCGTTGAATTTCGAGTTTATTCCGCAGTGAATTTTTTGAAGATTGCTCGTGTCAAGCTGCTGATAGACGACATCCCAAATCGGACAAGCCATCGGCTGAACGCCAGCAGAATTGTAAACAAAAAATTGTCCGATTCCCATCCAAAAAACTTGACCAAACAACGCCCCAACGGCAAACGGCCCCACCAGACCACAACCATCAGCCAGTTTATTAAATCCAAAAACAAAAGTAGACCCCACGTAAGACATTGCATAAACGTCAATATCAGTAAAAATAAAAGCTTGGTTTGCTGCCTGAATAGCGCCCTTAACTTTACTTCCGGTTGGGATGCGCTGACTTCCAGCTTGATTTGTTATGGTCGGTGTCCAATCGGTATAGTCGTTTACGTCCGACCATCTAACCAACAGCGGGTCTGTCGTTCCGCCTGTGCCGGTTGAGCCCCACGCGACGCAAATCTGTTCCGGCATGGCGACAAAAATGCCGCCATTAAGCGCCGGAGCTGTACCGATCGGTTGTGCAGGGAGACCACCGTTTTCAGGAGACCATTGGTAGATCGTGCCGCCATTCGGGCAAAGCAACAAAATCTCTCCCCAGTTGTCCATGGTCCAGAACGCACCAGTCACGAGGTTTGCGCCGCGGCTAAGATATTGGATTTGTGCGTTCCCACCATTAAGCGTTGCTGTTGCGGTAGAAGTCGCGGCGAATGCGGCGTTTATGGTAAAGCCGACAAGCGCGTTAATTGATTGGATCGTATAAGCGCCCGAAAGAGTAAGGCCACCAACCGAAAGGGCAGGCGCAACAGTAAATTGTTCTCCAACCGAATAGGCATTGGTTGCAAATGCTATCGTTACGGTTGCGCTGCCAGATGTGGTAGAAAATGTGGGAAGTGTTGCACTGGTAGAACTCAAAAAAGTATTTGTAGTTGAAAATATATTTTGAACAGGAATTGATGGTGCAATTGACGTTATCTCATAAACTCCAGAAACGAGCGGATACCCGGCCCCTACAAAAGTCACTGGCGTGACAAAATTGATATAATCACCAACCGAAGAAACCAACCCAGAATCAGAAAACTCAACTAAATTTCCACCAGAAACACAACTTATTTGAGTTGTCGGTATGCTGTCAGTTTGACCGCTTGGACCAATTGACATAAGCGTTCCGCTAGTCAAAACACCGACAAAACTTGTCCCGGCGGCAGCGAGATATTCTATACCATTTATGGCTTGCCATGCGTGCAAGGATCGGATTGTTTGCGGTAACGCCGTTGGATAATACTGCACCCAGCCGCCGATCGGCTCCGGCAACCCGTCGCGCCAGCGTATCCGATCAGAAAATGACCACGTTCCTTCATTAAGCTGCTGCGTTTTTTCAACATTAATGCCTGGCGCCAGCGTAATCTTTGAAATTGGCACGAAACGTTACCGCGGCATATTCCCCGCCGGCTCGGGCGTAATAGTCTGCGTCGGATCAGGGTACCTAGAACGCCATGCTAAACCGGTCCATTTCTTTCGAGCTTCCTCGGTGTAAGCAGATTTGAGAAGGTGTTGGTATTGCGCTTCCCAAGTCTGACTTGCGGCCGGCGTATCGGAAATAGCTGAAAAGTTTTTTTGGTAACCGCTTGTAAAAATCATGGATGCTGCCATGAAAAGGTCAGGCAGGTAAAGGCTAAGAAACGTTGTCGAATTGGTAGACGACAACGGTGCGGGCCGGAATGTTCCGATGACTTCAACAGTATAAGCCTGATCGGCCGCCGGGCCAAAGAGCATAAGATTTTGCTCAACCATGGCAAAAAACTTTGGCACACCGACAATCGATGAATTTGGATACACGGCATCCAAAAAATCTCGCGTTGTTGGGGTTAACTGATTGCGTGTGCCAGAGTCAGGCGTCGAGCCGGCCGGTGTGGCGATGTTGACGCCTTCGACTACCACAATCTGCGCCGGAACCGTGAAGTTCCGGCTGTTGGCCGTCGTGCTGCTGCTAATATCGCGAACGCGGGTTTCAAGGAGATCAAGCTCGCGATAGATGCGTTGCTCGGCATAATCGATAATGCGCGGAATAGCCGTGTTCATAAACACGGCATCCACGTTGTTTTCCGCCGCAAAAGCAGTCAGCCATGCCGTGTAATCGCCGTAGTTCATGGCGCTTCCTTAGGTTTTTCCGGATTTACATCAGATTTTTTTGTGGTTAAATCTGTGAGTTTGGATGCATTAAGTTGTGGATAAATTTGCAAACGAAGTTTTTCTAACAACGGCGCAACTTTTCCATAAGGCATTGCATCTAATGATTGCCCTATAATTCCCAATTCTTCTTGAGACAATTTTAGTGTTATTTCTGTTTGAGATGATTGTGCAAAAGCAGAGCTTGAAATTATTGTAAAAACAAAGATTAATTTTTTCATTTTACTAAACCTTAGCTTTGACTAACTGTAACCCAGTTGTAAGTTTCGGAAATTGCCCAGCCGAGGCCAATGACGAACATCGCGCCTTCAAGCCATGGGAATTGAAGGCGGTCCAAAAACGTATAGGCGCTTCGGTTTATGACGGATAACGGGTCGAACCAGAAAAACCAACTGAGAGCACAAAGAGCGGTTCCGCTGGCAATGTCCACGGTCCATGGGCGGGCTGATAATATGGAAAATAATCGGAATTTAATAAAAGAAAATTTTATCATTTAATTCCTCATATAAGTGCAAGTTCCATTAATTGACGGATTAGACCCGATTTGCGAAGCGTTTATGAGAGAAGGCGCCGTTGATCCCCCGACCGACGTGAGAACGATCTGGCTCCCTCCTGCACTAATTGTTCCAGTTACGCCTGTGTTGCCTGATGCAGGGGTAATAGAAGCGTAATAATAAATTTGACATCCATAACCCGCGCTGGTTCCAACTGCCGAATACGGAAGCCCACCAATTGAAATTGTTCCGGAATACCCAGAAAACGCGCCAGAAATGTTGATCGTAAAGTTTACCGTAACTTGGTTACCTTTGACCGTATAGTCACCATATCTGGTAGTATATGTAGAAGTTCCCGTGCCGCCGCTGCCTTGGATTGTCGCGGTCCAAGGCGCAGTAATCGGCACATCAATTACGGCGTTTGTGGTTGATGGGCTAATCTGGTTGTTAATCGCGTAAATTGATCCAGCGTAGCTCAAAAGAGAAGGTTGGATCGGCATTGTGAATGAATTCGGCGTTGTTGCGTTGATAATCCGAATGGCTGATTGCGTGCAGCCACTTGGATTTTGGTTTATGTTTGTCAGCGTCATTGTAGACGCGCGAATAATATTGCCACCCGTGGCACCGTAAACATCCACGGCTGCACACCCAACATTACCCATGTTAGTTTCGCCGAGGTCAATCGTGTTAAACGCGCCGCCAATGTAAATAACCTCGCTGTTCGGAATACCGCCGCCAGCGCTATACATTTTGCCAATCATGGCAGTCGTGTTGTTGTTATCAACCATCAAAGTATAAAGGTTGTCGTCTCCATCTATTTGGTCAATCGTCAATCCGCTGGTGACGCCGGATGGCGTTGAAACCAAGTGCAAAGCACTTTTCATCCCAAGAACGTGTATTTTTCCCCACATTGGAGTATCGTGTCTGCCGGAAACAATCGCATCTCCGTTGTATTGCGAATAGGAAACAACCGATGGGTCAACACTCCAAAAAGGCCAAACTTTGAAATTATCAACAAAGCTGGTATCTTGGTCATTATCGTAATAAATTCCTGTATTAAAAAACTGGCCGCTTACGTTTCTTATGTTAGAACGCCCTGAGTTATATATAGAAAATCCTCTATAAACTCCATAAAACATTATATTATCAAATGATGGGCCTCCATATACATTAGAAATTTGGAATATAGAACTGTTATATAATGTTGGCTTCCATGCCGACATCGACTCAGTTCCGATCGTCAACGTCGTAGCCGCCGCGTAGGTCAGCGTGTAGGACGTGCTGCTGTTGACGGCGGAAATGTAAGTCCCAGCGGGGATGGCAGTGCCGCCAGTCCCGCCGAGATACATCCCAACGGCAAGCGCCGGCCCCGTAACGATACCAGGCACCGTGAGGGTTGTCCCAGAAATGCTGCCGGTAAAGGTTGACGGTGCAGGCTGCGCTTGCGACACGCTGAAGTTTGCCCACCGCGACCCAGCCGCGCCTGTGCCGAACATGAAAGGCGTAATGGCCGGGTTGGTTATGTTGAACCACGTCCCTTGGTTTGTCAGCGACAATGGGTTGGTTTCTGCGCCTTTGTCACCAATGACGTTGCAAACGTTGGTTTGGTTGTAAGAAGAATTGACAAAATACACGCCAGACGGAAAGTAAAAAGTGCGTCCAGGAAGAATAGAGCAAGCCGCTGTGAGTTGCGGGATAACATCCACGCCCCCCGTGCGATCGGCGCCCCACAAAGTGATGGAAATTGGCGCGTTATTGACTTGTGCAATCCAGCAACCTGTGCCTGTTGCTGGGGCTACCTGAAAACCATTGTCGCCACGGATGCCGCCTGTCACATTGGGCGAGCCCGTGATTGAGCATTGAGTACTACTCCACGCATATGTGGTCGCGGCATCTTGCCGAAATACGCTAGGAAATTGTCCGGCCGGAAGAGCTTGTAGAGCTGCTAAATTTGTAACGCTTCCGGTTGTGGTCGAAAGATCAGATTTTATTGAAAAAGCCGTGTTAAGATTGCTCTGAGACGTTTGAGTCGTAGAACCAAAATTAGGGTTTGTTTGAGCTAACGCGGGAGTAACTGTTAAAATTAACAAAAACAATATTTTTATCATAAAAATTACCCCCCTGCTTGGGTGGGTGAAAATAGAGGGATTCTCATTTCAGTGCCATTGACATTTATGTGCATAAATCCGTAAGCAGGTATTAAAGCAGCGGTTGTGCTGGTAGGCGTTACAGAAGAGCTTAAGATTAATTCGCCACCACTGGCCGGATAAAGCCCCAGGTTCGCGCTGCCGCCAGAACCTTCAATCACATAAATCCCCGCCGCCTGTGTGCTGGCGCCTGATTGAATTTGCAGCGTATTGGTCGGTCCCGAAGAATTCGAAATGCTGAAAATCTGTAACCCGGACGCGTTGCTGAACACCACGCCAGCATTTTGAAATTCCATCCTGGAAGCGTCGGCGCCGAGCGTAACGGTGGAGCGGATCAATGCTCCTGTTGTGCCGCCCGTCACGCCGCCTGTCGTTTCTGGCGTGTGCCATGCGATGGCCTGGTTTTTCGCCAGCCCAATTGCTTCGCCGTAGCCGTTGTCGTTGCCGTTCGTGCCCGTTATTGCAGTCGACCCAAACGTAAGGCCCGTCTGATAGGCGTTCGGGTTGCTGACCACCACGATGGCGCCCTGTGCATCCACAGTCCCCGAACTCTGTCCGCCACCCGACCCAATTTGAAGCCCATAAGCTCCGCCACCGACGTTAGTCGCGTAGGGATTGGTTGTGCCGGTCGGTAATGTGCCGAACCGGTCGGCTTCAAACTCTGCGGCGAATGCCGGCCGATAAGACGAGCCTTTGGCCCAACCTTCTCCGTAAAACCCCCACGCCGATACGGCGGTGGAGCCGGTCGTGGTGTCGTCGTTGATGCCCCACGCCGCTACACCGATGGCGGCTGGCGTGTAGCCGAGCAGACCAGACTGTGCCTGGCTGTCAGACGCCTGAGATGCGCCCAGCAAGCCGATGGCACCGTAGCGGGATAGCGATGCAGTTTGCGCTCCGTAAACCGGATATCCTCCAATTGGTGTGCTTTGCATCAACGCCGTCAGCCAATCGGTTGGCGTTTGCGAGCGATTGCTATTTGCCGGGTTGTCCGATGCCGCGCCGATAAAGGCTCGATCGCCATAGCGAAAAATGTGTGCGCCGTTGTTTTGATACATCTGACCGGTGTTGTTCTCGGTCATGTTTGTAATGGTCGAAGAATTAATGGTCGAAGAATTAATGGTTGGCGAAGTTAAGGTTTCATTCGCTAAAGTGCCACCGCCCGTTGCATTTAAGGTCGAAAATGAACCAGTTGACGGCGCAGAAGAACCAATAGGAGTGCCATTTATGCTGCCTCCCGTGATGGTTGGTGCACTAAACCGACTGTCGTTTCCCGCCGCCAGGGTGCCGGCGGTTGTGCCAATAACCACCTGGTAAGGGTTAATCGGCCCCGCCGCGGCGAGCAGTGCCGAAGATGCCAAAATGACCCAACGGAATTTCACGTTTCCAGCACCGTTTGCGCAGCGGCGCCAAGCAGCAACGAAACTGCAATAAAACAAAGCCGCAATTTCATTTTATACACCTTGGACAATTTGAAGAGTCCAGTTCCAATCAATCGAAATTCCAGACACGCCATTGACACTAATCAGTGGCGCGTTGCCACCGCCAGTCGTAGTCGTGACCGTAGCGGGCGCAACAGACAAATCGGCATAAAACTGGCTAGAGTTGTATGTTCCAACTAACGTCAGGTTTCCTGTTCCAATGCGTTTGTAAAGAGCAGAAAAATCAAAGCTAACAAGGTCGCCGGTCGTTTCACTTTGGCCATTAAACTGCCCCGTAACCCGATATGAAGAAGTCTGGAGTGGCACTTGTGGCAAATTTGGAATTATGACGCTTGTTGCGCCTGCCGTCACGCCTGAACCGACCAAAACGCCCGGGCCTTGAATGTTGGGAATTACATTGGCAATTTGTCGAAGCGTGCAGTTTGCCGAATTGTTATTTTGAGCTATTAGGAAAATTTCATTTCCCGTCAGAGATGTCGCCTGAGGGTAAAGATCAAATTGGGGCATTGGCGCTTAATCCGGTATGTCGAACACAATAGCGCCGGTCGTGTCCCGCATCGGGCTCGTTCCGGTATCAAGCAACGCGTTCAAGGATCGTCCTGGCCACGGTTGCGTTGGCGGTGTCGGAACCCCCATGCCGCCACCATCGCCACGCGTGACGTGGTTGTAAGGGTCTCCCGGTCCGAGCGTTGGAAACACCGGAGAAGCCAAGATTACTTGCCCCACTTTAACTTGTTGAATCGTCGGTGTTCCCGCCAAAGCCGCAACAGGACTCACGTATTGGCCTGGCACATTAAGAAATAGCCCATTTGTGTCAGTTAAAAAATCACCACTCGTGTCAGTCAAAATGGCATCTCCGACAAACCTAGATGTCGTGATAGGCGTATTTCCGATAACGGTCTGAAGCGAACCGTTGCTATCGTAAAGTTCTGAGCCCCGATCGTCCGTCACGATATACGGCATCATGGGCGCATAAAGGTCTGGCCTAGGATCACGAACCGGAACCGGATCGGGCGGAAGGCGTATTGGTTTGTTTTGTTCTTGCGGAACGTCGACGCAAGTTTGACAAACCAATATGCGGCGGTTGACTAACCGAGACCCTGCATATTCGAATTGCCACTCAAGATTTTCGTGATTGTAAGTAAACCCACAACGGTCACAAACCGCCCATGCCGTAGGCGCTGAAGCTCGCACTCGTGCCCGACTGTGAGGCCGCCAGCTCAACGATAATAACCAGAAAGAGAAGGAGAAATGTAAATCGGAACGTCCTCAACGTCTTGGTTAGACGCTTTCTGATAAGCCGCCGCAGCCGCAACGGCCAAAGGCCCGGCTTTTTCTGGCGCATACGTGATGGCCAATCGAGCTGCCATTTCAGCCACGTAAGCGTCCATAAACCGGTAAGGCAATTCGACCGTATCGGCGTTAGCCATCACGGCATCCTGGGCGCGCCGCGTACGATAATACGTCAAAATAAAATTTTGCAAATTTGGAACAGGCCAGAGCGTAATGGTTGGCGCAATCAAACGATCATACCAGAACTGAGAGGTGCGGCCTGGAAGCATTTTGTTTGGCATCGCCGCATAATCGCTGCGGCTTAATGGCATAATTATCAGGTCTTGGGCATACGCGGTGCCGGCATTCAAAGTAACGTATGCATCCAAAATATTTATAGTCGTCGGAGGCACAACATAAACGGCTTGTCCGACGACAAGCGGAACAACTTGCGTGTCAACAAGCCAAAGATTAGGCTCCTGATTGCTCCATTCAGATAATATTAGATTTCCCAGAATTTCCGCATCGCGCACATGATGCGCTGAAATTTCACCGCGCGGTAATCCAATCCGCCCCAAAGCTTGCTGGGAAATTTCACCAAGAGAAAGTTGAAATGCGTAGGAATTTGATGTTCCGGACATCAGCTATGTTGTGTCGATTCCAACACTTTAAACTCAAGCGTAAGGCCGATCGCGGATGTCACGACAAGCTGCAACCAAGCAGCAGGAAAGTTTTGAAACGATACAGCGCTGGCGGCAGTTGTGCCAGGCGGAATGCCGTTATCGTTCACCCACCGCGGCGTGGCCGTCGTGTTTAGATCATCCAGCGTCCATTGAAGCCCATATGTGCCAGAGCCGCCCGTGACGGCCACCTGAATGGAGGTAGCCGGTGGGGTGCCGCGCCAATCTAGCGCGACCGGGTAACTCCCCACGGCCGTAATGGTCTGATACCTGGCATTAGGCATCAGGTAATCTTAGAAGCGCCGGAAAGCGGAGAGTCTTCGCAACCGACGCGACCACCCATTTTGCGGCCGGGACGAGAAAGGTTTGCTTTCATTTTCTCGCCCGCCATTTCCACCTCTTTGCCAATCCGGCCACCCCGCTTATAGCCGTCAGTTTTGATATCAGCTGCTTTCGCCGTTTCTTTTCGAGAATTGCTCGAAACCCTGTCTTTTTTCCATTCCGCGCCGCCGCGGCCCGCAACCATTTTCATAACAAATCCCTTTTAAGCCGATTTTGCGCTTATCAGCTGGTGGGAAAACTTCCCCAAATGGAGCGCCAGTTGAAGTAGGAAAAGGAATAACGCTCGTATCCTTTAACTTTTAGATTGTCGGTGTCATAATCGACCTGCATATCCATTTCAAATGGAATACGTTCGAGATAAAGAAGTCCGTCAATGTTGGTTTTGATAAACCAAGAAAACGGAGATGTGAGATAGTCGCACACCAAATAATCGGAAAGTCCGCCAGCTGTAGACAGAATGGCGTTCACGTCGTTGTCTGGCGTGCCGGGACGCAAAACTGTTTTCAACAGCCGGATCGCCACTGGCTCAAGCGCGGGAGGAATGATAAGTTTTTCCGCCCGAGCATAAATCTTCAGGCCAGCTGCGTCGCGGTAATTTGTCCTGATTGAAATTTGAGCATTAAGCAGTGACGTTTCGCTTAGGTCGACCTGCACGGTCGGGGTGTTTGCCACAACGTTGCCGTCAATCGGGTGCACGGTGCTGCAAAGCGGTTGCCCATCGCCACCAACCATTGGGTTGTAGACGTTCGCAGTATTGTAGACGTTTGCGCCGTAAATTTCCTTTGTCTGCACAAACGAATTTTGCAAGCCAAGGTTTGACGGGTTAAACTGCTGCTTGTATAGGTTGTCATCAATGGCTTTACGCGTTACCGCATAACCGAGACCAATTTCTTGGTGTTCTTGGTTATAAAGATAGCGCTCTCCAGCATTGTTATCCGTCGTGGTTGCTTGGCCCTCGTTCTTAATCTGCGCGTATCCGAGAAAGCGCATTTCGGTCGAACGCTCAAACGCCATTTTGGACTTGCCAGATTTAAACATCTGGGGCCACTGTTGCGGAATTTGCGTGTATTTCCCATATACGTCGCGCAAACCAGGCAACAACTCATTGCGGATTGATACGAGTGAAACTGGCATATGTCAGAACTCCTTAAATGCCCGTTAAGGACTTGAAGTCCTGATTGTTAAATGCAACCTCAACTTCGTTATATGCCGTGGTTGGGTCGCCGCCGTTTTCCACACTTGTGACGAGCCTAACAATCCTAAACGGCAACGTGGCCGTTGTGGCAATTGTCGAAACATCTAAAGTTGCGCCACTTAGACCAGTTCCGGACGAACCGGTTCCGATCGCAAAATTAGCATTGTTGCCAATGTTTGCCTGCGTTACGGGGCCGCCGTTACATTGCACTTTGAACAGGACAGAAGGATCATCAACCATGAAAACGTCAATCACTGAATTCGTATTAACGTCGCCGTTCCCAGAAAAGAACGGCAACCAAAGCGAATGCCCTTGAGACAAACTCAGGTAACGACAACCCATAAAAATTCCTGCCACCTGGGTCGTGCCAGGCGTTGCCTGAGCGACATAGCCGCTGCCTAGAGAAACCAAAACGTCGCCTCGATAAAGAGGCGTATTGTATGAATTTGCTAAATTTCGAGCGCTTAAATTGTTAGTCCAAGCCGCGCCATCTTGGCGACGGATCGGCATAAAGCCATATGGAGCGAGTGTGTTTGCCACGGCGCAAGCCTTCTATCAGCGCCATCCAGGCATCCATTGCCAAGAGGAACCAATGAAATCAAAGCCTCTGCGCCGTGCAGAGACCGAATTGATGGCGCTACAACAACTTTAGTTGTGGCGCAAGCGTTTAATCGGGTATTTCAGATCGTTCCATGGAACGATGCAGTTTGTTGATCTGAATGCCGCCGGCATCAACGACTTTTTCACCAAGTTTTTGCCGCATCGTATTTACCGGTTCCAGCGCGTTTCGGTGATCTTCGGCGCGCGCTTCATCGGTCAAATATTGAGGCCGCTCCATTAGGGTCATATTTTTGACCACCAACGGAGATGTCGGATCAGTGCCAGGCGGCACCAACTCAGGGTGTCGCCCAGCCGGAACCGGGCGCCAATGATCCAAAGCAAGCCCCATCATATGGGTAGTATTGGGTTCATTCAAAATATGAGTTGCCTTAAACTCGTATGACGTTCCCTCGGGAATTTTGTGCTTCGGAATATCAAACGCCCATTGGTCTCGATTGCTGCGACGTTCAAGCCGGTCCACGACCGGGGCGCTGCTTCGCATAGGCGTTCTTTGTGGTTCATGCGGCATCTTAATTTATCCTATCGGAAATACGACCGTCGCGGATATCAGCCAGTGCGGCCTTGGCATAATCGGCATCGCTAAGTCCACATGTTTCGGCATTTGCCCGCGCTTTCGCGTTTAACCGCACTGTGTTTCCGTTGACCTGAATGCCAATAGATGCAGCGTGCCGAGCTTGATCGGGCGTCAAACCCATGCCGCCTGATGATGCCTGACGCGGTGATGTTTCGCGAGACGGCGGGGCAGCGGGGATTGGCGCCGCACGGGGTTTTGCTGGTTCCATTGGTTGCGCATATCCGAGCTCACGTTCGACAAAAGCAAAATATTCCGTCGTGTCTGGCTGATATCCAGCCCGCTTTGCCTTAATATCTGCCGAGGCTGCGAGCTGACCCTGTTCGGGATTTGTCAAAACATCCGGGTGACTTCTTAACCAGTCCCGTGTTGGCCCTGAAAATTGAGCAAGTTGTGCCTCTATCGGATCAACTGTACGCTCAGCAGGCTGATTGCGTTTTTGCTCTAAGCCAAGTTTGCCGTTTTCAAGCTGAATAATTCTTGCCTGCATGGCGGATTGCTCGCGTTGCGCTTTTGCAGCCGCAACGTAATCTCCAGATTCCATGGCTTTAGTAAGTCGGGCTTCAATGATATCAGCCTGGGCTTGATGCTGATCAAGCGCCCGAACGACTGTTTCATACTGCGATTGTTCGGCCGCCGAGCGAAACTGAATTGCTTGCTGGTCACTTGATTTGGCTCGAAGTTCGGCAGCTTCGCGTGCTCTTTTTTCAACTTCAGCTTGTTGTTTCGCTTCTTCAAGCTGCTTTTTAAGTTCTGCTATGCCGTCGTCTTGCGTAACGACAACCGGCGCCTCTTTGGCTTCTGCAGACGGAAGTTCAACCTCAATGGTTTCTCCATCTTCGATCAGGAGTTCTTCTTCAGCCATTTTGCGCTCCTGCAATCGCGGAACGAAGAACTGAAAGTTTGGCGGCTGTTATGACGCACCGCTCCGTTGGAATGCCAACCATTGAAGCAACGAGCTGATTGGCCAAATCCATTTGTGTTGAATCAGATTTCAACAATGCCGTCAGATTTGTAATCAGCGCTGTTTTTTCGCCAGGGCGATATGACGCAGCATAAGCAGTGTCTACCAATGAATGAATCGTATCCATCAGAACACCATGTCGGGATGCGCAACCCGACCTTTGATGTTGCTATCCGACAAAATTCGGCATAACTGACCGTTGATTTCGCATTCCCAACCATCAGACGGTCGATACACGGCCCATTCGCCTTCATGCACCTTGACGCCGTGAAAGGCAAAATTGGCATCGTCCAAGAACGCCGCAGGGCCTGTCATAAGCACAAGTCCGACCTTACCCTCAAACCGATCACCTTTTGCAACTTGTTCGGGAAGGAAAATACCGCCCTTTGATTTCTCGGGTCGAAAATAGGTCGCGACTAGAACCTGATTATGAAAAAGCTCAAAACCTTTCAGCGATCCTACTTTATTCCGCAACCCGTCCGCCGGGTCAGATAAGTGCATGGCTGCCAAAGCCATTGTGTTAGCTCCGTTGTAGTTGTTTTTCGATCTCTGCGCAAAGTTGTGGGACGATAGTTCTCAGCGCGTAATAACGGCCAGATGCGTGGCCGATCTGGTACAATGTTGGTTCTTCTATGCCCATAGCATTGCCAGCAATTCGTTCAGCCTCAACTTCGGCGATTTCCTCAAGAAGCTCGCGAAACCGAGATTCGAATCCGATCATTTGCCGCGTTCAGCTTTGATTTTTTCCAATCGCCCTAACCCGCCGCCAGCGCCAGCATCCATATTGACGCGACCTCCTGTTTTGCGGGCCATCATCCCAGGCGGCGGTGTGCCCATACCTGGTGGCGGCATCGCCCCGGGCGCAGGCGCAGCGGGCGGCATAAGCGGCCGCTGCGGAACCATTGGAGGAGCGCCACCTGGCGGCATTGCCATTGGCGCCGCAGGCTGACCCCCTCCCTGCGGTGCTACAATGACATTGACGGTCGTCTTTCCTTTCGGCGTTCTGCCCCCCGCAGCCCGCGGCGCTCGATCCATTCGCGCGGCCGGCGCCGTACCGTCAGAATTCATCACAGGTTTGGTTTTGCCGTTACCCATGACAGTCTTCTTCGCCGTTATGTCGGTGATTTTTTTGGGCTGTGCGTATTTGGTTTTCATTTCGGTGCCTTTGGTTTTGCCTTGGCAGCCGCCTTGGCTTGCAGTTGAGCCAGCGCCGTGCGCTGCTCGCGATCGGCATTTTGGTGCATCGTTTCGGTTGCCGTTTGATGTGCCGTCATGGCGTGACCCATCTGCACATCTTGAGCTTGCAGGCCAAGCTGCGCGACCTGCACCTGATAATCGCCTGCGTTGTTCTGCGCATCAATTTGAGCACGCTGCTGATCAATTTTAAGCTTAGCCATTTCAATTTGAGCTTTTTGAGCATTCTGCTGAGCTTCAAACTGACGTTGTATCTCGGCTTGCTGCGCAGCCTGTTGCTGGTCTTGTTGCGCGCGCGCATTGTCCATCTGAGCAATCTGCAATTTGGTCTGGGCGGCAATAACTTGCGGGTTGGGAGGTTGTGGTGGTGCGGCGCCGGGCGGCGCCATCAAGCTATCAATGTCCGATATCCCGGCCATCCCCATGGCTTTCTTGATCACGGCAGGGACATCAAAATATTGCGGCGCCGCTTGAGCCAATTGCAACAATGCCGTGGCTTTCATAAGTCGGTGCATGTGCGACGGCGTATTTGGATCGCTCATCGGCACAAAATCGCAATTATCTAGCGCATGTAAAAACGTAGCTTCGTCCCACTGCCGAGCGGGGCGCTTGTTAAACCGCCAAAACGCTTCCGGGTCTTCGCGAAACAAGCTTTTGAGAAGCTGAAATTCTTCGGCCTGGGCGGCATGAAGGCGCTTATGAACGCTGTCCTGCACCTTCGTAGCTTGTTCGATCGTGGCCAGCATGGTACCGACCGGAACATCTGCGCGGCCTTCACCGACCTGCAGTTCTGCCGTTCCGCCCAGCCGCTGACCCATCTCTTCGATGTGTTGGCAAAGCGCCATCAAACCCGAGGAAACATCCTTATATGGCAGCGGCGCCACGACATCGCTGAGCTTTTTGCCACCCGTCTGAATTTGCGCCAAGCCGCCAGGAGGCACGCGAATGTTTGCCGTTTTTTGCCGTCCGCCGTCTTCGCTGACCAGCGCGCCGGGGAAATTGGCATACATGCCAGCGTCAAGCATCTCGCGCAGCGCTGCCGTCAGGGCGTTGGTCGTATTTCCGAGGATATGAACAAGTCCAATGCCGTAAAGTCCGTATGGCACATACGTCCACCGAATAAGCGGCATTTTACCCAAGCACATCGGGTCTTCTTCATCCCAATTGCGCCTGATTTCAAGGATCGTTTGGCTGTCACGATCCAGCGTTACACGATAGGGAAGCGGCAATCCCTTTTTGTGCTCAAACCCCGATATATCAAGTTCACAATAACACTCATATATGGTGTGGTCTTGATCTTCCGGCCGAGTTGGAACCGCGGCAATACCTTGAATATCAGCGTTTGTCTCATCGACCTCATCAGCCAACTGATTTGCTTGGCCAATGTCCACGTCGCGATAAACGCCAGCAATCTGCATCCGCTTGACCATTGAAGTCCGCATCGCAATCCGATGCGTAACCCGCGGAGCGTTGCGGAGATCGGTCGCGCCTTCGCTGACAATCACGTCTTTTGCATCAATGCTCTCCAGCACCGGACGGCGCCGAATCGGGCAGGCGTAACCTTTCTTGAACCCAGAGCCCCCAAAACCGATCACAAAAAGCATTTGGTCAGTGTCGGGATAATACTCGGTTGCCGTGCTGGTCAGATATTTGTTGAGATCGCGCTCAAGCGCTTCGGCAAGTTCGTCATTGGCCTCAGACCAATTTTTAATCTTAACCGGTCCATCAGTGGGCAACATCTCGGATCGGGCGTTCGCCTGAAATCTGAGAGACGCCTCCATGAGCAACGGGTGGCGAACCGTGCTCATCCCCTCCATCGGAGCGCTGTCACCAGACGCTCCAGCCCGCGGGGCCTCAAGCTTCATGCCCAACATCTCAAGCCCGCGAGCGCGCGTCTCTAACCATTCGCGGCGGCTATCGTCGTCTGCCGAAATGCCGGTCAGAAGATCGTTGGCAATCCGACCAAGCTCCATATCATCAATTAATTCCGCGAGATTATCGCTAAAATTCTTTGATTCTTTTGGTTCAGGTTTGGGATTGAAATTGATAACAACGCCGCCATCACCATCCTCAACCGTAATGGCGCCCGTTTCGGGATCAACCGAGACCGGAGATGTGTCGTCCTCCGGTTCAACGTCCATTGCGGGCAAGTCTGTCGGATCAGGTAGAAGTTGGCGGATAAACCCGTTATTTGCTAAGGCCGAAAGAGAAGCGGACATCAGACCGGATAAAGCGCCGTTTGTTTGTCTTGCAGCGTAATCTCACGGCCATATTCGGTCGCTTGCTCTTCGCGCCGCAATGCCAACCCAACGCGGCGAAGATGCTGCATCCCTTGCGTCATGGCGTCCACAAGATCATCATGCGCGCCACGCGGAAAAGCGCACAACGCATCAATCGTCATCTGCGCCCATACCTTATCCGGCGCCGTCACGATACCGTCCGAGTAAATCCATTGGGTGGCATAGACGCGCGAAACCTTATCGCCTTCGCCCGTTGGGTTATAAAACTCAATGCCGAAACTCCGATCCTTGTATGTTCGGCGCATCTCTTGCTCGATCGAGTGCCCGGCCGTCTTGGCTTCAATAAGTAGTTTGTCAATGTGATATTTCTTGCAAGTCTCAGCCACGCGAAACAGCAAATCGTGAAATTCTAATCGTTCCTGCCAGGCGTAGACGATCATGACCTTGGGGTTGCCGTAATCGTCGCGGTAAAGCCCCAACACGACGCAAGCCGAGTAGTCGTTTTCTTGCTTGCTTGTCAACGCGGTATCAAGGCTTGCGACCAGATACTCAAACGGCGGATATTGGGGAAAGTCCCACAACCCTATCCAGTCTTGCTTAACAATCCCGCCGCCTCTGGGTGAAGGAGACTGCTGAAGCTGTCCCGCCGTTGCGAACGGGCCGAGAATACGTTCAAGCTGATGGACTTCTTTCTCTGGAAACCGCTCTGGCCAACAAAGATCGCCGTCAACGGAACGTGGATCAGACCAGCCGATAGACGTGGTGCAATGCCGCTTGCTGTCATACCGCATAGGGATCATGAGATGCTCATACCCCATGTCGCCCGCCAACGTGATACCGCTCACGTCTTGTTCATGAGTGCGCTGTTGAATGACAACAATAGCGCTTTCAGACGGTATACTCAACCGAGTCGGCACAACCTCGCGCCACCATTGGTTCGTTGATTCCCGAACCGCCTCAGAATCTACCTCCTTTACCGAATTTGGATCATCGCATAGGAAAAAATCCCCGCGTTCCCCAGTACCCACGCCTCCCACCGAAGTAGCTAGCTTCCAACCTGTACGACTATTCTCTAGCTTTACTCTGGAATAACCAGCTTCAAATTCACCACCCCAGAATTTTATATATTCCGGAGAATGTATTACTTGACCAAACCTTACGTTGTCTCGCTCCGTTAGAGAAGACGAATAAGAAGCATTTATGAAGCGCGCCGAAGGGTTGCCCCGAGGCCCCCATATCCAAGCTGGGAAAAATACGTTGGTGATTAGAGACTTCGAAAACCCCGGCGGCACATTGATCAGCAATCGTTTGATCTGACCACTTTCAACCGCCTCAAGATGATCCGCAATCGCGTCTAAGGTCCAGCCCTCAACCATCGGGTTAGACGGCTCTACTGCCGGCCACATAAGACGCACAAAATCAATCAGATGCCGTTCAGCAAGGTTTTTGCGAATTTCACCGTAGTGGCGCAGAGATGGCAGAAGCACCGACTACTTCTTAAAACCTTTAAGCGTTTCCGCTAATTTGGCGCGCTTGGCCTCAATTGGGTTGTTCGACCTTGCCGCTTTAGCTAAGGTCTTTGCTGGGATTTTGTCACCCATCGGCACACCAAGCTCTTTATGTAGCGCACCCTTTTTGCCGACAGCCGATTTAATCCAGTTCCGCGGCATCGCCCGTGTCTTTCATCAACATAGCAGCCCGGTAGGCTCGCTCAACGGCTCGAAGTTCTTCAGTCGAAAGCGCGGCCCAATTGACCGTTTCGGTCTGAATGGCGCCGCCGTCCTTGCCGGTGATTTCTTGCTTTTGTACCGGTTTACCTTCAATGCGATCACTCAACCGTTCGCCCGCCGTCATGCGCAGCATTTTGTCGTTTTCTTCATCCTCGGCAAAGTCTGCAAGCCGGAGGTAGTGGTTGGCTAACTGAGCATCTCGCCATTCGGCGCTAAAAGGATCATGTTTTACGCCGAGCTTTTTTACTGGTTTTTCAGCGGTGTTTGGCTCTGCAGGGCGATTTCCGCCACCATTGGCCGAACCACCCCAACCCACGCCTCGGCCTTTGCGAGTTCCACAGGTCTGCGGTTTATCCGATTTTCCAGCAAGCACTGAACGCTTCGGCCGGCCGGCCATTATCGCACATCCACGGCAGAAAGCGCCATTTCAAGTTTAGTTTCACGCCCAAACAAGCTAAACAGCATTGTCACTCGATCCACGTCGTTTGCCAGAATGACTGCATCATACCCAGCAAACGAACCTTCCTTGATGGTGACGGTCGACCCAACAAGCCAATTTGGGTCAGGCATATGACCACGACGCTCAGCATCAAGGTCAATAAAACCGTCGCCAGATCGACCGCGACGTTGCAATCCTTCAACATACCCCATAGGCAACCGCAACGGTATGGGGCGATCACCGCAATAGTGGCAAAACAAACGCGAAACATCTTCCGTGTAAAATATTTTAGTCCAATTGTTTGCATCAACATCAAAAGACACGAAAAGATATCGAAGAAAAAAAGGCTTCTTTACTTCTTCGGTTTTACGAATGCCATTTTCGAAAACCGGACGACCATTCTTCAATACTACGCGCCATTTTACTTCCATCGGCACATAGCACTGAAAATCAAGCAAACGCTTCCAAACAGCAATTTCCTTGCCAGGATTTGTTTGGACAACATACCAAGGCAGAAAAGTTCCACCATCAGGCTCGCAGCGCGAGTCCGGCTCCGAATTTGGCATAAATTCCCATCTAGCTTAGTTTTTGTCTCACGTCAAGTCGGGCAGAAAAAAGCAGTAAAACCCACCGTCTTGCGTCCGATATGCGCTCCAGCAGGCAATCGCTACCCCGGTCGGATTGCCCTCGCGTTTGATCACGACATCCGGTACCGACAACCAGGCGTTCGGTGCTTCGGGAAACTTGTCAAACCCGCGGCTGTCTGATCGCGTGATCAACGCCTCAACGTGGCCTTTGCGTTGCCGCCACTCTACCGCCCGGCAGTCTGCTAGCGAGCAACACAGGCCGCCGTAATGGCCAGTCTGGCCCTGTATCCAATCGGCATAGGGGCTGAGTGCAATGTCATCGTCAGAACCCAGTGCTGGCGGCGCTGCATGAGCTACAATCGGTGCCAACACCATAGCGGCAAAAACAATGCGAATCATCAAAACTGCCGCTCGTCATCATCATCTGCCGCGCCCATGGCCTTCCACTTCGTTTTTCAGTTCCTTTACCTGAGCCTGCGCATTTATAGCTTCGTCGTTTGATGCAACAAGCAAATTGCGCAACCGGTCAATTTCGGCGACTAAACGCTCGTCCCAATGTGTTTCCATGCCGACGTATCTGGTGCGGCCGGACGCTTTTTCTCTTACCCACGCGATGATTTGGTCGATGGTAAGCTCGGCAGTCATACTTGCAAATCCCCCGCAGCCCGCTTAACCCGCTCTCGTTCCCAGAAATCCATCCGCCCCGGCGGAAATTTGTCCAGCCCGAACGCGACGGTGCGCTCACCGCTTAAACTCCCTCGATGTCGTCGCGCATTAAGACCTAGTTCGCGACATTTGCGTTCTACTCCCGCAACGTAAACACCGACCCGCTCGGCGCACCGCTCCATTGAATATCCGCGCTCGCGCATGTCGCGGAGGGTTTCGAGCATCTCGGGCGTCCACGCGATCGGGCGACGGCTCACTCGGCGAGCCTCACGCAATCGCGCCGCTCCATCACGCCACCTTCCTCGGCCGCCCACGCGGCCTAATCGTCGTTACGGTGCCGTCCTGTTCGGTTGTTTGCGCAACATCTGACTTTTTCCCGAGCCCCGCCGTTTTGGCCAAGGCGCTGCGCTTTTCTGAGTAATTTGGCGCTATCATCGGATACGCCGGAGGCAAATCCCATTTGGCGCGATACTGCTCTGGCGTCATCCCGAGCGCCGTGAGATGCCGTTTTAGCGTTTTGTAGGGTTTACCGTCCTCCAGGCTGATAATCACGTCGTCAAACACTGACTCTTTTGGATCAACAGCTGGTTCGCCACGCGGCGCAGCTTTTGGCACCTCAGGGGACAACGCGGCATAAACGGCTCGGATAAACGCCGGGACGTCCTCACGTGGCACCGCGTTATGCGATACATATGCAGAAACGACCTGCGCCGTCAAATCAACAATATCAGTCATGATGCTCTATATCAGTTGTTGTGGTGCAATTTATTAAATTATCCGTCGCGCCCTTGTCAATCGCCGACTGCTCTTTTTCTTCGCCCGCCATGGCCTTAACGACCGCCACCACGGCGAGCCGCGCGGTGTGAGTTTTGAGCCCCCAGAACGCGCGCGTCAGCTCCAGCAGCGCGCGCTTTTCCTCTAGCCTCGCATCGTCTGACTTGCCCGGGTTTGCGAAAAAATCGGTGATCGGAACGTTTAAAAATTGCGCGATCTCCTGCAGGCGCCCGCACGAAATCCGCGTCTCCGCCCTCTCGTATTTTTGCATCTGCTGAAAAGAAAGCCCTAACGCGGCGGCCATTTTTTGCAGCGAAACACCGGCATTGACGCGAATCTCAACAAGCTTGGCAGCCACCTGCCTATCAAAATCCAGCGGTTTGCGCGGAGAGGGCCTGTTCATCAAAATTCTCCTTTGGCGGAAACCCGGCCGTTCATGGCCGGGGCGTTGACACGTTAGGACCTTGCGGAAACGGCGCCCAATGGGTTGGCACGTTTTTACGCATCCACGTTATTCCGAGTTGGATTTTCCACGAGTTCCAATACGGTTTCGGGTTTTTGGCATATTTGTCTGCGCAATAGCTGCCGACATCAAAAGCCCCATCGCGCCAAAACATCAAATAAATTTTTTGATCTTTTGGTGCGGTTTCGATTGGCTGCCAATCAACAGTCATGATTTTCCCCGTTTGCTGACATCCATATGTATAATCCATCCAAACACCGATTGCAACACCTAAATTAGCAAAAAACTTTTCCGAACACGCTTGACGTGTCCTGCGTATGTGGTAAGATGCGTCATCAACCGAGCAATACCGCCGGGTAGACACGGAGCTTCCAATGACCCTCACCTTCGCCGACCACGATGACGCCGTCGATTTTATCATTGCGGCCGAGGCTGTCGGCGCGACTGTTTCTGTCGTGCCCCTTTTTATCGCTGATGACGTTTACGAGGTAGACGTCGAAGACTAAACGGGGGGTTTTGCGGCTAGTATCAAAGCTGGGGCAATTTGCCCCGGCATAAACTCAACACGGGAGACCACGCAAATGCCAACGGAAAACACGGAAATGTTCGTAACATACTTTGATGATCAGGGTTTCAAAACATTCGAGGAAGCTGAACAAGCTTGCATTGATTTGCTACAAATTCATGAAAAAACAAACGTTACATATGAAATTTTTTTTGTTTATGGCGAATATCTCCCGTATTGGGAAACCGTAAACAAAGCCTGATAAGTGTAGTCATCAACACTGGAGACCACGAAAATGCCTTACATCACCCACACCGACGATCTGATTTACGGCCTCGGCGCCAACGGCACTGACAGCCGGATCAACGCACACCGCGAACTCGGCGCCGCTCACATCCACCTGCTGAGCGACGACGATGACAGCACCGAGCAGCTTGGCTTGTGGATGCGCGCCACAACGCTCCGCACCACGCCGTGCACTGACGCGCTTGCGGCGCTGGTCGAGGCGCGCGGCGGCGATTGCGCGTGGCAAATCGTGGATGGGGTGGCCGATGTCATTGACCGCGATCAGGATGAGGTGTGATGTATCTCACATATGAGCTCATCCGCCCCACGGCCGACGATGCGGACTACCTTGAGGTCCAAGTCGATTTTTACTCAAAACTCATCGCGCGCGGTTATCGCGCTACGTGGGAGGAGCCCGGGTGTGCCGACGAGTGGGAGCACGTGATCCACGACATCGACATCGTGGAGCGGGACAAAAAGTATTTCACGCCGCTGACCGAAGCGGAAATCGCGACCATCCGAGCGTGGTTTGCCGAGGCAGCTCAGCAAGAGCGCGCCGACGAGCAAGCGCGGGAAGATCAGATGGATTGCGCGGTATAATAGCTTGCGCGGCATCACCGGCCGCGCATATACTCCGCCCCGCATGGCAGCCTCCACAGGCGCTGGCCGACCGGTGGAAGTCGTGACCCCACCGGACAAAAGCCCCGCGGCCGCGATCCTCCCCGGTCTGGCCGCGGGGCGTAACCCAAAATCCGGCCAGCGGCCTCTAAGCGGCCTATGAGGCCGGTTACCGTCTGCGGACGCATTTCACCAGCCGCGGGTCTGCCCCGCTTGCCCAAACAAACACCGATGGCAACCGCATTTGCCATTTCATCAGCCTCAGAACGCTCCACAGCCGCTTTTTCCATTTTCCAGCACTCCAATACCGCGCAAACCCCAAAGCCGTTCAGGCCGCCTCCTAAGCCGTGCAAACGTGTGGTATCCTGCTCGGTCGACGTACGCCCCGCCATGAAGACGCGCACATTTCTGTAGTGCGTTGCCGTAATACAACCGCGTAGTGCGCCGTTGTAGCTACCGCACGCGCGGCAAAATCAAGAAAACTGATCGTTAGCCTCATTCGCATCAGCAAAACCGATTGATCAGCCCATGGGGGCGCCTCCCTAATCGGCAAATCCATTTTTCGCCGTTGCCCCATAGCAGCCGAAGGTTGGAAGCGCTTTCCAAGGGGGGATGAGGGGATGAAGGGGATATTCTACTAGCTACGCGGGAGAAAACCAATATGTGAATAATCTTACACAACGTAATATAATCGCATATGTGGGTACGCGTATAGGGGACGGGTGAAACATCCCCCCTCATCCCCTCATCCCCCCTCCTTGAGCGCCATACGATTCCACGACATACCACCTAGGCTTTTTAACGTTCTGACGATTTATCAACAACTTAAGGTTTCCTGATCGCATATTGAGTGAGCTTCGGAGCCACTTACCCAGCCGATCGGGGTCTATGAGGTTTTTTTGCCGGTCGCGCGAGATCGCCATGACGGCCTCTTTGAGCTCGGCATTTAGTGCAACCCCTGGCAGCATGTCGTTTGTCTCATTCGCCTTTGCGATAATCTCGGCAGTGGTGGCGCCAGGCAGCCCTGTTCCGAAACAGTCCCGCATGGCGGAAAACATATCTGCCCTTGCCTGGCGGGTAGGGTCTTCGGCCCGGCTCATGTCCATCGACGCAACCGGATCGGGCCAGGTAAGCCACACAAGGGCGCTACGGACCAGATCGGACCAAGCCGGGAAGCTTGGCAGCCTCCGGCACCTCTTGGCCTCAGGATCGCTCAGGAATGCCCTGGCGATCGTCAGGCAGGCGGCAACGTATTTGCCCCTGTCGGCCAAAACCTTGGCCAACGGGTCTTCGGTAAACTCCCGTTCCTCTGGGTTTTCCACATCCGCGTCAAGGCCGCACCGCAAAGTGCGCCGAACCAGGTCGGCCGTAGCCGATACGTTGTTGCCGTTGGCAAAAACCGTAAACGTATTGGCGATGCGGGTAATGGCGGAACCGCCTAAAGCGCGAATTTGTAAAATCGGCCGTTCCGTAACCTGGGCGAGAAAATCGCCCTTTAGGGTGTCGCTTACGTTGTCCAGCGCAATTATGGACAGGCCACTCAGGGCCGCGCCGGCAAGGCGTTTTTCCGTTTCCTCCTCTTTTGGCGCGACCGCAATGACGGGACACCGTTCGCCAGTCGCGATAACGGCTGCAATGTCTAAAAGATACGACTTCCCTGTGCCGGGCTGTGGCGCCGTTACGATGTGCATCGGGACCGCAGGCAAAAGGGCGCCGCGCAAGACCGTCGTCAAGATCATCGAAACGGCGACTGATTTTGAAAGGTCTTGATTATCGCCAACGCCTATCTCAAACGGAAATTCATCTAGTAAATCCGTCAGGGTCGCGAGTGCCGCAGCGGCTTCCAATTTCGTTGGAGCGGCTGGTATGGGCGGCAACGTCAGGCTAGACAGCAACACCAACCCGGTAGCATCATCGTATCCCGGCGTGGCAAGGATTGATCCATCGGGCCGCAACGTCGGTGTACCGATTACACCAGATAGAGGCCGGAACGGCCATTCGCCCGTCATGGAAAATATTTGCTCCACAACATCCTTGGGAGGATCAATCCTGACGATATCACCCTCAGCCGTAAGGCGTTCCCATTCTGCCGCCTTCCCGAGCTCTCTTGCCAGAATCGGTAACGTCACCGGAACGATACCCGGCACTTCAACGACATCGCCGTTAGCTGCTTTGGCTTTTGTCAGGATGGCTCGGACCAACGTTTTATCGCGCTGATAAATTTCAACATTTGCCGACACTAAGGCCCGCAGGCCATCATCGGCTGCCCCATGTCGGTTGCCGGACAAAACCCGAATAACCGGCTTACCATTTTCACGATCAACGGTGCTGGCAATAGATTTTTTATAAGCTAAAATGTGAAGTTTTCTATATTCTCGAACCTCTTTGTCTAAGTCCGATACTTTGACGCCTACATTTTTTGCATATTCGGCCTTACATTGCGCATATTCGATTGGAGACATTTTTGCCAATCTGGCAACCAACAGCATGGTCGACACGGAAAAACCCCGTTCGATTTCGGCACCCTCGGCATCATCCACGCGCTATGCTTTCCGGCAAAGGTGCGTTGCTCGGGTGCGCTAGCCCCCACGCGGCAATGCGCTCGCCCTCACTTGGGTCTTTTCCCGCCATCGCAATCGCGCCCGCCAGCAACTCAGTCACTTGTGTGCGCGAAACCAATCCGGCCTCTACGAGCCGCGTCAACCCGATTGCCTCGCGCAAACACGTCTTGTGCCGGTTGTCCTTGCCGGCGCCGCTTATCCGCATCAAAGCTCCCTGCATGGCCGCGTAAGCGTAGCGTTGAGCGTGCGTATCGGTCTTGAGCGGTATCGGCTTGGGTGCATTTCGCGGAGCGGGAGCCAAAGCAACGGCCGATGGTGTGATGACGTATGGCGAGCCCGGAATATCAACAATGCGGTTCGGAACCGGATCGCGCTCCGGCATCTCAAAAATCGGTGCGGCCGTGTAGATCGGCTGGGACGGGACAAACACCGCCCGGTCGACCGGATAGGCGGCCAGCCAACGACGTAGCTCGTCGTCAGACACAGGGCGGTCTAACCAATACCACAACCGCAGCCTGGCGCCGGGTTTGAGTCCGTGCGACGCCGTCGCCTGCGCGATACACCGGACATCGCCGAACGCTTCTGGCAGCGCCCCCACGGCCTCCCTGGCACACGCCGAGACGTCTCGATGCGGGATGCCATCGGACAGCGGAACGCCGTCAAGATCAAGCGCAAGCCAACGCCGCGGCGTAGACCGAATCGTTGCTGCGTCGCCGGTCTTGCTGTCTGGAATCAGCAAGCGCCGCGTTTTTTCTACCCGAGGCCCGTTGATTAGAGCGCCGCGTACGACACAGCATCGCGGCTTGCGGGATAGGCTGATCAAGCGCTCGCGAATCGCCGTCAGGTCGGAAACGCGGACCTCAGCCGCCGCGTAGGTGCGGGCGCAATCATAATCGGATATCTTGCCCTCAGCCGGAACGTACTTTGCGAGACGGATACCTTCGGCACATTGCAACACCGTGATGGTTTCTGACATTTCATGCCTGTAGGGCAGACGGATACTCGGCCAAAACCGCCGCCACGACACCATCCGAAAACGACTGCGCCATATCGCGATCAAACCATTCAATAATCGGAACGTATTGAATTTTGCCGCGATCGTCTTTTTTTGCAACTCCGTCAGGATTGATAATAGGCTTTGCCGGCGCCATTGCCCAGGTTTTGCCGTTTGAGTAGTGAACGGCAACGTCTTTTAAGATCAGCGCTTTCCCGAGCCGCACTTTTGCAAATCCGCGCAAACTGTTTTTGTTAAGCGCGCGCCATTCCATCAATGTCACCGCCATTGCCGCCATTGCATCGACTCCCGAAAAATGGTTCAGACAAAAATCAGCAAACGTCTTGATCGCGTTTGCTATACGGACTGGCGCTCATTCGCGGTACCAGTTGATCAAACGGCAACCCGGTTGCCTCTGAAATGCGCCGCATGTGCCATGGCGGGACAAAGCGCCAATGGTATATTGCAGGCGCTGAAACTCCACAAAGGTTCGCTAAAGCCGCTATTCCGCCAGCGGCATCAATTGCTATATTGACGGTGCGGTCTCGATCGTTTGCCATGCAAAATATCTAACGCAGCCTTAATTCGACGTCAACCGCACCCGGCGCCCCAACTTTGCGACACCCGAGACGCAAAAAAATCCTCGCGAATGCGCGGATATAGGTTGACAGCGCATCCTCGTGAGGATTATGGTTAATCCATCAACCGAGGATAACCACCATGACCGACGCAGAAAAAGCTGAAATCATTGTCCGCGCAATGCGGTTTAAAGAAGTTGATTCAGATTCGGAATTTACGTCTGCATCTGGCCAAAATTATGGGTTTGTCGAGGCGTGGAATTTTGACGATGGAAAATGCGCCATCGCGTATGGCAATAACGCTAAAACGCACTACGCCATTGGCGACACATCTGCCGATGAGCAAGACCTTGCGTCATGGCTTGAGCAGGTTGCCGTTATGGGGAAAGAGGGAATCGTTGAAGTAGGCGATAATTTTGCCGGAGCCGTCAAGATTTTGGTTCATCACCACATGCAAGATAGCTGCGGCAATGGCGATAAATTCCGCATGTTTGGCGGTTACGATTGGGATGATGCACCGACGTTTGACGGATCAGCCGAGGCGATTAAAGCGATTAAAGCGATTGAAGCGATTAAAGCGATTGAAGCGATTGAAGCGATTGAAGAATTATATTCGGAGGACGAACCATATGTTTTAGAACACAACGAATATGAACGTCCTGATTTTTACATCGTAAAAGCTTAAGAGAAACAAAAATGACTGTCACGGTATCGCCCGCCGCCAGCGCCCTCACGGACGCGCTGGCGGCCCTGCAGATGGCTCGGCAGGCCGTTGAGGCAGCTTTGGGCCACATAGGCGCGGAGGGTTATGAGGCGCCAACTCGGCTTGGCGCAGCGCGCCGCACGACTGGCACGCAAATCTTAGAGATACTGTCGACCTACCGCGATCCGATGACGCTGATTGACATCGCGGATGCCATTTGCGCCATGCGGCGTGGCGAAGACGAGCCACGGGCGCGCGGCGGTACGCGGTATCAAGAAATCGCGCGATCTTCACTTGCTCGGCTGATTGAGCGCGGGTTAGTGCGGCGCGTTGAGCCTAAAAACAACCGCGAGCTGATGCGGTTTGAACGAGTCCTTTAATTTACTCTTCCGAATGCAAACACTGCAACGGCGGTTCTGCCCACATCTCCACCACGACGTTTCCGCCTCGGAAAAACGCCGCGACGATATACGGAAAACCGTCTAGCGTTGCGGCGCAACCGTATCCCCAGTCGAATTTCTCAAGCTGCCTTTCGATGCGCCCCCGGCCATATTGGCCGCTGTCCTGATGCCAAAAGCGCAGCCACAAACCCGGCGCCAGTTCGGCGCAATATGTCATGCCGTGCATCGTGCCGCTTCCGACGTATGTGCGATCAGGGTTGCGCGTGAGCGTAAGCGTGCCCCAATGTTTCAGTGGTGGCGCGGGGCGGTTCATATGTTCCTCCGCGCGAAACCGCTGCCTTTAGGCAGCGGAGGGATAGCGAGAAAATCGGCAGCGTTTAGCTCTTGCACTGATACACCCGTTTCGTCTATATATGAAGAATGAAGCTGGTCGCCGCCCTCAAAATTCTGCCGACGCCCGAGCAAGCTGCCGTGTTGACGGCCACGCTTAATCGGTGCAACGCGGCGTGCACTTGGCTTGGGCAAATGGGGTTCGACAGTCAAACTTTTCGGCAATTCCATCTCCACAAGTTCGGATACGCGGCTCTTAAAGAGCGGTTCGGCTTGACCGCTCAAGCGTCGGTTCGGTCGATCGCTAAGGTTGCGGACGCGTTCAAGGTTAACAGTGATGTTGCTCCGGTGTTTCGGCCCGACGCCGCCCAGCCTTACGACGATCGGATCATCCGGTTCACCAAAGACGGTCGTGTGAACCTTTGGACCGTTGAGGGCCGGATTACAATCGATATCGTCATGGGCGAACATCAGCGGCGTTTGATGGTTTACAGGAAGGGCGAAGTCGACCTCTGCCTCGTGCGGGGCAAATGGTTCTTAAACGCTACTTGCGATGTGCCCGAGACCGATAAGTTCAAAGCCGAAGACTGGCTCGGCGTTGATCTCGGCATCGTGCAATTGGCGTCCGACAGCGATGGCATTACATACTCTGGCTCTAAGATTGAGAAGCGCCGACAACGCATCCAAAAGCGCCGTCGCGGCTTGCAGAAGTGCGGCACGCGCGCCGCGAAGCGCCGACTGAAGAAACTTGCCGGCAAACAACGGAGATATCAAACCGCACAAAACCACATCATTTCGAAGGTGCTTGTCGGTAAAGCTCAACGCACCGGGCGCGGATTGGTCCTTGAAAATTTGAAAGGCATCCGCAAACGGGTCTCGGCCAGAGGTAGCGACCAACGAGCACGGCTTGGCAACTGGGGCTTCGGGCAGCTTGGCGAGTTCTGTGCTTATAAGGCGCGGCTCGCTGGTGTCCCGCTGGTCTGCATTGATCCGCGCAACACATCTCGGCAGTGCGCCGAATGTGGCTGTATCGACAAGCGCAACCGCCCCAACCAAGGAACCTTCCAATGCATCGGCTGTTCGCACGAAGCGAATGCCGACTTGAACGCAGCGAGGGTGATCCGACAACGGGCTATCCTCGCAAGGGGTGCAGTAAACCATCCTGAAATGCTCGCAGCTTAAATGTTGTAGAGCAAAGCCGTCTGCTTTAGCTGACGGTTCGTTTACTTGGTAACGGGCTTTTTCAAAATTTCCGCAATCCGTTCTTCCGGAACTCCGCACATCAACAGGCTAATGCGATTGCCTAGTTTCGTTTCGGCCGTGCTGGGCCGCTTTACAATGTATTTTCCACTGCGCACGGATTTAGAAGGGAAGCGCTTCATTGAGTTTTTCCTGCAACGCTAACTCGGTTTCGGTAAACAGCATTGCTCTTGCTCTCGTGGCTACGCCAGGCGGTTTTTCTGCACCACCCGGTATTGCCGCCTGCCATTTAGCATCAAGCTCCATGGCGTGTAGCGCGGCTGATTTTGGAAGCGCCCATTCGTCAAGCAGCCAAGCGCAGGCATCCTCCACTAGCCAGCACGCCCGCCAATCTCCGCCGTTCATCCGCAGTCCGACGCCGAAATGTTTTTGTCCAGCGCTCGGCCGCCCATCTCCGTATTTCCATTCTATCGTGCGAAACATGCCTTTAAGCAAAAAGTGCGTATCATGCACGTCGGCGCTCACGCCGCGAGATTTGAGAATGCTTCCGTCGACCACGCCGCCCTGATTGCGCCAGGGCCAGTCGACGCTCCAAACCATCCCGGGCGGTGGTATCCATCGGCGCAGCCATTGCACGCCGGCCGATTGCAAACGGTGTTCCGGCAGTATCGCCATTACGCCACACTTCGCAAAGCCGCTTTGCCAAGCTCGCTTGTTTTAAAATCTCCGAGCTGCGCTTCCATGAGCTCCACGACATCTTCGACCAGTTTTCGCTTGGCGTGCTGGTCGGCCGTTTCCATCCGACGCTTAACGACAACCCGCAACGCCTTAACCTCGTGGCCTGCGCTTTTTGCCTCGGCGTAAATGTCCTTGATGTCGTCCTGTAGGGATTTCTTTTCTTCCATTAACCGCACGATTCGGTCGACGATGGAGACAAGTTGCTGATCAGCCACGGTGTTTTTCTCCCAGCATGTGCGGCAAAACTTCAATCTGCCAGCATGGGATGCAAAACCGCGCCTGCGCGTGACTTGTTGCTTGTACCCACGCCCATTCGTTTGGACAATCCGTTCCGCAGATATCGCATTTCGGAGGCGGAATATCGTTTGCCGGTTCGCCAATCGGCAAAGCCAAAGTCACCTTAGTCTGCATCAACGATCGCCGTGCCGAGCAACCAGTCCGCCGGCACCCGCAACTCCGCGCACAATACCGGAACGAGCCCGAGAGATGGCGAGCATATCCCGGCCTCAATGCGCTGAATTGTTTGATTGGTGACGCCGCACTGCTCAGCAAGAGCGTGCATCGTCATGCCCATGCGTTTTCGGGCCTGACGAACGCGCGGACCAACCGCCCGCATCAAAACCTTGGTGCGGGCATTGGTTTCTGGATTTCCCCTCACGGCTGGCGCACGTTGGCGATTTTTGCCTCAACCATTGGGTCAGGTCCCTCCATTGCGGACATTTGGAAGCCTTTTTTTTGCGCCGGTTTTGGCGCGACCACTATTGGCGCGGTGGGATCAACAATCGGTTCTGGCCGACCAGCAAATGCTTTCTCAAGTTCCCGCACTGGTGCAAAGGGCTTTTCAGCAAGCCGCTTTCCCAAATCGTAGGCGCTTACGGCGACGGGTTTTCGTGCCCATTCTGGCAACTGGAATTCCAACCAACTGCCGTCGTAATCTAACCCGACAAGTTCGGTTTCGTGCGCCTCGGCATCAATCCACTCAAACACCGGCACCCGCAAACAACACGCGGTGCCAGTGCCGTTGGTTTTTGACAACCGATGCGGACCAGCGCTTTTTACTTCAATTTTAATCCGCCCTGTGTGCGCGTCTTGCCCGATAAAAGCGTCGACACGCGCTCCAGGTTTCCACCACGCGAGAACCTCGTCGATCTTTTCTGGAAAAATTATAACAGACAAAAATCGTTTGGCATTTTGCTTTTGAGCAGAAACCCGCAACTTTGCCTTAACGACGTGACGAATTCGGGTATCAATCGGAGTAATTGGAGTCCAAGACATTTTATAATCCTATTAACGCAGATTGCGTGTTGATTCTTCGTCCCACGCCAAAACGATTTGATTTTCAACTCGTCGCTTGATTATTTTAGCGATAAGAAGCGCAAATATGGTGCTGACAACAAACCATATGCCGAGTATAGCAGTCCATTTATACATAACCGCTCCTTAAAGTTGGTGTTTTTGACACATACATTTTTTCTGAGTGCTTTGCGCAATATGGACCATTGCTAGTTGGTTCGTTGCAATATTTCCACCTCTTCCCCGGCACGTCAACGCCAGTTTCGGTGGCATAGCAACATGGTTCGTTTTTACGTGTGCGAATTAGGGAAAAATTTGCCGTCGTAACTGGCAAAATAATCGGCGCTTTTTTAGGCCGTGCCATTGCTTCGGGCCGTTTACCCAATCCGCTCTGAATTGGACTTGGCCGCGAAGTCAATTTAAGCCGATGTGCTTTGCCAACAACCGCACATTTTGAAACGCCGATTGCTTTTGCTATAGCCACACACGTGTGTCCTTCAGTCCATAACCGCGTGAGGTTCAAAATTGCTTCGTTGTCCCAGCTAAACGGCTTCAAAGCTGCGCTCCTTCTTTCTGAGCTTTTTTGCGCTCCACATAGTTTTGCAGGCCCTTTGGCATTGCACCCGGTTTGCAGCCGCGCGGCCGAGCTTTTAAACCCCAGTAGCGTGCCTTGCTCAAAACTGCGGAGTTGCTCACGCCGATCATTTCGGCAATATTTTTTGCTGGCGTGCCTTTTGCCCACTCTGTTTTTATAAGCTCAATTGCCCAAGGGTTGGCCGGCCAATCAAAGTATTTTTCTCGGGTGCCCATTTTTCCCTCTGCAAAAAATCACTGAATTTTGGTGATAATGAACTCACGTGTTTAACGCTAAGTCAATAATGGCCTGCTTGCGCATTTTTTGTTCACCATCGCAGCTGTTAATCGTTTCCGCAAGCGTTGACAGCCTAGACTGAGTCACCTGATCTAGCGCCCTAATAAATTCCTCCAGCGATTCAGCAGGGTTGTAAACAGCCTTTTTCGGTGGATCACTTGGCCGCCACGTCATTATCCATTGCGCTAAGCGCTCAGCTTTTTCCTGCCGTTCTTCCGGTGCCCCCATCGTGCGGTCAAACGCCCACATCAGAACCTGACTGGCGGGGTGAAGATTTGCGTATGTGCTCATACTTTTTCCTCTTTTGCCGGCAACTCCGCAAAAACATCCGGCGCTATTTTTTCGCGCGAAATGCCCGTAACGCTTGAGACTTTTGCAATTAGCTCACGCGGCACACGTTTCCATTGCGCGACGCTAGCGGGAGTTCTCCCGACCGCGCGAGCTAACTTAGACGCCCCGCCGCCGGCTGATATGATGTCCTTGATGTCCATGCCCGCATGATCCACAAGCGCCACAATTTCGTCAACAGAAAAAATATGGGTTTTCCACCAATTTAATGGTTGACCCATCAAGCCGGGCGTGGTTTCATCATTTTCACCAACACGGGGAAAAACCAATGACTAGCAACCGCGCTGTCGAAAATGCTATCACGCAGGAAGTTATGCACAACGTGCCGTTTGGAATAAGGCACCTGAGCGTGTTGGCTTACGCTCAAGGCTTTACGTTGTGGCACTATCGCGCCGATGGTTTGGCGGGTGTTAAGTCAGTCGGATATTTTGACGATGCACGCGACATGCTTGCCGTTGGGGACATTGTGCTGGTTTCTGGCACTGGCGGCGGCACGGTTGTCGTGGTCGCAGACGTAACGGATCACGTCGTTGTGGCGTCGCTGGCATGAACTACAAAATGCCAATTGAAGCCATCAAGGGCTTCAACAAGGACATGACCTGCCGTGGGTTTCAGTTTGAGATTGGAAAAACTTATGAGCACGACGGAAAAGTTGTTCGGTGCACCAAAGAAGGTTTTCACGCAGTTGAAATGCCGCTTGATGTTTTTCGTTATTATCCATTAAGCACAAGCGTTTACGCATCTGTTGAAATGCGTGGAACCATTGATCGCGCAGAAGAAGAAGACACAAAAATTGCGGCGGCAGAAATAACTATTCGGGCAGAAATAAAACTTCCTGAAATTATCAAACGCGCTGTTGATTGGATTGTGAATTCCGCTAAGGGGAATATAGGTCAAGGCGACAGCGGCCACGCGGCGGCGACGGGCGACGGGGGCCACGCGGCGGCGACGGGCTACAGGGGCCACGCGGCGGCGACGGGCGACAGGGGCCACGCGGCGGCGACGGGCTACAGGGGCCACGCGGCGGCGACGGGCGACAGGGCCCACGCGGCGGCGACGGGCGACGGGGCCCACGCGGCGGCGACGGGCGACGGGGGCCACGCGGCGGCGACGGGCGACAGCGGCCACGCGGCGGCGACGGGCGACAGGGCCCACGCGGCGGCGACGGGCTACGGCGGCCACGCGGCGGCGACGGGCGACAGCGGCCACGCGGCGGCGACGGGCTACAGGGGCCACGCGGCGGCGACGGGCGACAGGGCCCACGCGGCGGCGACGGGCTACAGTGGCCACGCGGCGGCGACGGGCGACAGGGGCCACGCGGCGGCGACGGGCTACAGTGGCCACGCGGCGGTTAGCGGGAAGAATGCCATTGCTGCTTCTTTAGGAATTCAATCAACAGCGAAAGCTAGCGTGGATGGGTGGATCGTATTGGCGCTATGGAAACAAGGTGAAGACTATAAATGGCAATTGCAAATGGTCAAAACTGCTAAAGTTGGTGGTCCAGAGGGCATAAAACCCGACACGACATACAAACTTAAAGATAGCGGAGATTTTGAGGAATGTGAGCCATGACGCGGCAATTCGCCGCGCGCATCTGCGCAGAATTGTGCTGGAATTAAAAATTAGGAAGTCAATATGGACGTCGTGAACGCATATTTCCGCAAGTTTTATCCGCTCGGTAATGTTCCGGTTTCGTTGGTCGAGCAAGTTATAGAAAAACACGGGGGGGTTGTCGAATGACTGATCAACAACGCGCCGACCTTGCAAGCAAGATGGCAAACGCTTTGCTGAAAGTGTCAAAAGACATTGATCAGGGCGAAGCCGTCATGTGTTCGGTATTTGCTACGATTTCGTTTATTGAATTAGTGATGCAAAACTGCGCGCCTACGCTTTTGCACGAAACACTTTGTTTATCGGCAAAAACATTCATAAGTGCGGCCAACGAAAAAATTACGAGCCAAGGAGAAACCATCCAATGACCGTAATCGCATTTCCGCGCGCTACGATTGACGCGATCTTGTCGCCAGCGCTGGCCGAAAACGTATTACCGGCTGATCGTCGGCTGGAAGTTGAAAATGGGCTGGAGTTGTGGATTAAGCGCGCTGCTCACATCGGAGAGCACGACCTGGCTTACGCGCTTAGGGCCTACCGGATAGCTCTCAGAGCGGCACGTGAAGACGATGAAGAAGCCGCGCGGCAACAAGCTGCGCGGCGGCGCCGGATGCCGTGGTGGGTGTTCTGGGGCCTGGCATGAGCGGCAGCCCATTTGAAAATGAAGCTGAATGGCACGCGCTTCGCGCCGCTAACGTTGGCGGTTCGGAATGCGCCGCGCTTTTTGATTGTCAACCCGCATATGCACTTTCTAAATTTGCACTTTGGCACGTCAAGGCCGGGTTAGCGCCACCGCCAAAAGTTGAAGGCGAGCGCATCCAATGGGGGTTACGGCTTGAAGCCGCTATTGCAAATGCCGCAGCGGAACAAGAAGGATGGACGATCCGCAAGGGCGGATACGTTACTGATCCGACGACTAACGGCATGGGCTGCACGCTAGATTATATCATTGATGCGCCAGGCGAAAATGATGAGGATTGCAACGGCCCAGGGTTACTTGAGGTCAAGAACTCAGATTGGCTGCAGCACAAAAATACATGGACGGATGAGGAACCGCCCATGCACATTTTACTGCAGTTTATGCACCAAGCTGGATGCACGGGGTATTCGTGGGGCGCGGTTGCGTGTCTGATCGGAGGCAATAAGCTCAACATATACCGCTATAAGGTACGGCCGAAACTCATTTCTGAAATTCGTCGTCGCGTAAAAGACTTTTGGCAGTCCATTGAAGATGGAAAGCCGCCTGCCGTGGATGCGTCCGAAAGCGCCACGGCGGTTTTGAAATCGGTGTATCCGGTCTTGTATGACGAAGAGCTTGATCTTAGCACCAACAACGAGTTTTCTGAAATATGCGCCGAGATGTTAAAATGGGCAGAAGTTCGGAAAGACGCTGTTAAACACGAAGACTTGGAAAAAAATCGTTTACGGGCATTGATGGGAGACTACAAGCGCGCTTCTGGCAATGGGTATAGAGTTTCTATTTCGGTCACGCCTGAAAAAGCACCCCGTGAACCGAAGCC